AGCGTGACCGAGTGCTGGAGCTTCCAGCGGATCTGGAGCTGGCCGAACAGGCGACTCGCGAGGAACAGGCGCCCGTCGCGGGCCCGCAGCACGAACAGGTCCGCTGGATCCGAGCGCGGACCCGGCAGGCCCCGGACCGCATCCACCAGCGGGATCGCGAGCCAGGGGTTGCCCACGATCGTCCCGCCGTACTCCTGGATCGCGGCGTAGGGCGAGGTGGAGTAGATCGTGACCTGACCGGCGCTCTCGTTGACCTGCAGCGACTCGCGGAGCGCGCCGGAGTCGGACGGGGCGTTCGCGCGGGCGAGCTCGAGGGCGCGGCGGCCGACCTCGCGGAGCTTCCGCTCGGCGAGGCTCGGAAGCTTGCCGAGCGCTTCGGGGAGGTCGACGACCCACTGTTCGAGCAGCATCAGCAGCACCCGGCGAGCTTGTACCCGGCATCGAGCGCCGCGCGGACAGCCGCGGGCAAGAAGTTGTCGAGGTCGGAGGTCGTCACGGAGACCCCGCCGAGGGAAGCCGCTTGCTGACCCTGCAGGTTCGGGCGGTCCAACATCGCCTGGACGACGGAGGCGGTGAGCGGGATCAGGTCGGCGGGCGTCGGATCGTAGCCCGCGGTGAACGTGACCTCGATCGCTTGGAAGCCGACGGGCCAGGATCCGAGGGCGCCGGTCGAGACGAGTCCGAGCCGGCCCCGCTCGAGGTCGACGGTGTAGTCCGTGTTGACGGTCAGCACGGTCCCGGACACCGTGACCGTGGCGACCGAGACCACCGGGCGCGCGCCGAGCCAGAGCGTGCCGGGGAGCGCACGGCCGGGGCCGTCGTAGTAGAGGTCGTAGTCGCTGGCGGCCAGGGTACGGGCGCCCGCGGTGTTCGGACGGTAGCCGCAGTAGCGGGCCATCAGGCCGTCCGCGCCGTCGATCAGCGCGGCGATCTCCTCGTACCGCATCGAGCCGACGATGCGACCGTAGATCCCCTTGAACTGCTCGACGTCGATCAGCACGACTGCGTCACCACGAACGGCCCCGAACCCGCTCGGCTGTTCTGGATCTGCAGGTACAGCACCCAGTACGCCGTCTGATCCGGCTTCTGGACCTTGCTCATGTCGACAGCCGGCGGATTGCAGGCGCTGTCCGTCGGGTAGAGCCCCAACTGGACCTGGTGCTCGATCCGAGCCGCCGCCCACCACACGCACGCTTCCACGAGGCGCGTCCCGAACACCGTCGCGTCGAGCGCCGTCACCGCATCCGCGAGGAACGTCTCCACCACGACGTTCGGCACGCCGTTGTGGGCGATCGGGATCCGGGTCCGGTAGTCGGCGACGGTGGGGGTGCTCACGCGCCGGACTCGGTGACCACGAGCACCGGCCAGGGGCCGGAGGCGTAGGGACCGGTCTTCGGGCGAGTACCCGCCCGCAGCGCGTCGTACTCCCGCCGCGCCACGGGAGACAGCTTCGCCAGCTGCGCCTCGGTCACGGTCACCACCGGCGACGGGCACCGGGCGTTGCGCTCGATGCCCTTCTCCGCGAGCACCTCGTCGGTGTCCTGGGCGTCCCCCAGCACGAGGTCGTGGTCGGCGTCGCGCGCCCCGTCCTTGGCGATGGCCTGGAAGCGGAACTTGGCGCGGCTGCGGTTCTCGATCCGGTAGGACTTCACGGACAGCTCCGAGATCAGACGGTGACGTAGCCGAGGTGCATGTTGCCCACGTCGTAGGCGGACGCGCCCCCGATCGACGAGAAGACGACCGTGGTCTGGTCGAGCGGGCTCGCCTGGAACACCGGCAGCGCGGTCGGCGGCTGGATGTCCACGAGCCCCACGGTGTCGAGGTCCTTGCGGTAGGCCAGCATCGCGTCCGTGCCGCTCGGCCCGATGCCGGCGAGCTCCGGGGCGATGTTGATCGACCGGATCCCGGCGTTGCCGATCTGGGCCTGCCCTTCCATGAACGTCTTCAGGATCGTCATGGTCGCGAAGCTGGTCATCGGCGTGGACAGGTAGGAGCCGATCTTCGGCGAGACGAGCAGGTCCGTCGCCGAGAACATCAGCCCCGACTGGACCATCGGGGTGTTGACGAAGTCGCGCAGCGCGGCCACGATCGCCTCCGGCGTGGAGGACGAGGTGAACGCGGTGCTGACCACGGTCTTCGCCAGGCTCGGGTAGTTCGCCACCCCGTACAGGTTGGCGCCCACGTCCCCGAACCACCAGATCCGATTCCGGCGCTCCTCGACCAGCCGGTATGCGTGCCGCAGTTCCTTCTCGTACAGCCCGAGGCTGGCGAAGTCGGTCGAGAACGAGTCGAAGAGGTTCTGGTCGACCGCGCAGGTGATGAAGCAGGTGTTGAACACCTCTTCGGCGAAGGTCACCCGGGCGCGACCGTGCTCGGCCCCTCCCCGGTAGATCTGCGCTTCGCCGTACCCGAGCGAGCGGCGCGCGGTGTGGGTCCGCGCGCCGAGCGGAACCGACGTGTCGATCGGGAAGAACGACATCGCGGTCAGCGGCTGCCGCTTCTCCTCGAGGACCGTGCGCCGGATGTACTCGAAATCGCGCGGGAAGCCGCCAGCGCCGATCGGCAGCGCGTCGGCCCGCTGCGCCCGCTGGACCAGCTCGGGGCCCGGCCGCCAGCCTTGGCCGAGGGCGCGGATCGCCAGCCCGTCGACGTGCCGGTGGTAGTGCTCGATCGTGTCGTCGAGGGCCACGTAGCCGTCGGCGTCGTACCGGCCGCCCTCCCCGATCGAGCGATCGGCGGGACGAGACCGCATCCGGAAGGCGGCGTTCAGCGCTGCGCTGATCGCGACAGGGGGCACCGTGCGGCCCTCGGACACATCGTAGAGCTGCATCTCAGGCTCCCAGCCGGATCGCGGCGAGTGAGTCGTTGGTCACGAGCCCGTCCCGCTCCCACCGCGCAGAGGCCCGGCCGAGCGCGACCCGCGTGGAGGAGCCGGACACGTAGAAGCGGCCCTGGGTGGCGCCGGTGACGGTCTCGACGTACACGGTGGCGCCCGCCACGGGCGTCTCCGCCGAGGTGACCCAGACGACCCCGCGCACGGCGTACTCGACGCCCTGGTTGCCAGCGTAGCTGCCGTTGCTGCCGCCGATCGTGCTCGCCGGATCGGAGGGGCTGTACAGCGAGATCCCGAGCCACGCGCGCCGGAGGCTCGTAGCGATGCTGGGCCCGGTGGTGTTGGCGATCGTCACGTCCCCGTCGGTGACGACCTCGGCCTCGATCTCGAACTCGAGGCCCGGCACCTCGGCCGTGAAGGTCACCGTGACCGAGGCCGCGACAGCGGCGAGGATCGTGTTCGCGGGAGCCGCGAGGTTGAAGGCCGCGGCGATGTTGGTCGCGTCGGTCGCCTCGGTCGCCGAGCCGGCGTACTCCGCGTCGACGATCAGCACCCGCTCCCCGTCGCGGATCTCGAACGCCCGGATGTGCTTGGTGGTCGCCGTCCCGTTCACCGAGGTGAGCGTGATCACCTGCGCCGTGAACCCGGTCGAGAGCGGGACGCGCGCGAGGCGCTCCTGGTCGGCGTAGGTGGCTCCCACCGGGGCGGTGTTGTACGCGGTCAGGACCAGCGCCCGGCCGAACTCGATCGCGGACGCGTCGGCCGCGGCCGTGCTCGACTCGGTGGTCGTCAGCTTCGCGTCGGCGTCCGACGCGGTGAAGCTGCCGATCGTCCCGGCCCGCAGCGCCGTGATCGTCACGGTGCCCGCGGCGTTGACGGCGGTGACCTTGCCGCGGACGATCCCGTTCGCGTTGATGGCCGCGACGATCCCGTCGCCGACCTCGGTCGCGCTGGTGGAGGAGTCGGCGGTGTAGGTGAGGACCTGCCCCTCGATCGTCCAGGTGTAGGTCGCCGAGTTGGTCGCGGTGTCGACCACGATCGTGGCCACCTGCGCGACCTGTCCCTGCGCGTTGATCGCGGACCGGGACACGCGGTCGATGCTCGAGTAGATCCAGTCGCCCGGGACCCCCTGCCGCGAGCGGGACGACACGTCGGCCCACGTCTGCGCGATGCCACCGACGAGGAGCCCCAGGAAGAGCGCCCAGGTCATTTCACACCTCCGCCCGTCTGGGCCTTGTGCTTCGAGTTCTCGGCCTGGAGCCGCGCCACTTCGGCCTCGGCGATGAGCGCGCGCTTCTGCACCCCGGCCAGGGCCGCCTCGGCGGCGAGCGCGCGCGCCTGCGCCTCGCGCGCGACGGCCTCCACTTCGCGGGTGCGCGCCCGCGCCACTTCGACCTCGTCCCCAGACGCGAGGAAGAGAGCGGCCAGCTCTCGGGCCCGCTCGAGGTCCATCAGCTCGTCGCCTTGTCGAGACCGAGGGCCGCGTGGTAGCGCTCCCGCGCCGAGGGCCGGCGGCCCTCCCCGTCGCGGCGGACCGGAACGTCGACCGGCGGGTCCCAGGCGTGCTCGCCGGCTTCGCGGCCCCGCGCGAGCTCCTTGCGGGCCGCCCGAATGATCCCGTTGACCTCGTCGTCACCAGCATCCGCGCGCAGTTCTTCGCCCAGGAAGGCTGCCGCGATCTGGCGCTTCACCTTGGGCAGCTCCCCCGCGGCGTCCACCCGGTAGCGGGCGCAGAGGTCGGCGAGGTCGGTCCGCTCAGCCGCGTCCGCGCGGGTCTTCGCCTCGGTCTGCAGCGTGGCGAGCTTCGCCTTCGCGGCGTCGGCGTCGGCGCGGGCCGCGTCGCGGTCCCGCTCGGCGGCGTCGGCGCGCGAGCGCTGGGCGTCGCGCTCGGTGACCGTGCTCGCGAGATCGGACCGGAGCGCGGACTCGACCCCGTCGCGACGGTTCTTCTCGGAGCGCAGCGCGTCGACGAGCGAGGCGCCGGCGACCTCCTCGGAGTCGTAGCGATCGGCCCGGCCGAGAAGCGCCAGGCACTGCATGAGGACGGAGAGCATTCGTGCTCCTCGTGCGGGTGTGCCCGCGGGGTTGGTGGGCGGATCCGCCCGGAGAGGTTCAGTGGAGAACCCATCGACCCGGAGCGCCACGTCGTGGCCTCCGCGCGCAGCGTCGACCACGGAGAGATGGTTGTACGCCCGGCTTCGCTGAACGCTGTCGAACGAACCGAACTCGGGATCCGTCCCGCCGGTGAAGTCGACCTCGGCCTCGTAGCCGGGGGACAACTCGTGGGTCCCGCGCTCGATCGCCTGGATCCCGTCCCGGCGGCGGATCACGGCCTGGACGCGTACGTGGCCGTCGTCTTCGAGCGTGACGATGCTGCCCGTGTCCCCGATCTGCAGCTCGCTCACGTTGTCCGGGGTGACGCCCTTCGGGTACTTCTGCGGGTCAGGGTGCCCGAGCGTGATCGCGACCCGGGCCAGTCCCTTGGCGGTGTCCTGCAGCACCTGCCGCGGCACGAGTTCGCGGAACGTGGAGCCGTCCGGACGCCGGTACAGGTAGATCCCGGGCCGGGCTGCGTGGCCGGACAACTGCCAGGAGCCGTCCGGCATGCGCTTGGACGCGACGAGGCTCCCGCGATCCACCCGGGTCTGCTTCACGCAGACCTCCACGTCGACAGGCCGCGATCAGAGCGGCGCTGCCACGTTGGCTCGGTGCTGTCGGTGCGGGGAACCATCTACGTTCCAATGCACCCGGCGACCGGGTAGGGCGGAAAATCTATCTTGGGTATACTTGACACCAGAGCCCGCGTCCAGTGCGGGTCCGCGAGGAGCCGTCGATGGGCATGTGGGATTGGCTGCTGGGGCGCGTGAGCGCGCGATCGGACGCGGCGCCCGCGCTCCCGGGGCCGGCCCCGCTGGGGCGCCTCCTGCTCGAAGACCGCGAAGACGCCCTCTACAACCCCCTCACGGGCCTCGGCGGCCAGCTCGACAAGGGGGCCGCGGCGCGCCCTTCCGTGTTCTGGTGCCCGCTCTCCGATCCCGAGCTCGAGGCCGGCTACTCGTCGGGCGGGCTGTTCCGCCGGATCGTCGACCTGCTGCCGGACGAGGCGTGCCGGAAGGGCTGGTCCGTCCCGGAGATCGACGCCGTCACCGAGTCCCGGCTCGGGATCTACGAGTCCACGACCGACGCCGGGAAGATGTCGCGGCTCTACGGCGACGCCATCGTCCTGATGGTCACCCAGGACGACATCCCGCCGGCGTTCCGGAGCCGCCCCGACCAGTGGCTCGCGCAGCCGCTCATCCCGGAACGCGTCGGCTCGCTCCAGTCGCTCCCCGTCTTCGACGCCTGGGATGCGCGCCCGCTGCGCTGGCAGCGCGACGTCCGGCAGCCCGGCTACCGGCTCCCCGAGCTCTGGCAGATCAGCACGGACGGGTTCTACGCGCAGGTCCACGCCAGCCGGGTACTCCTCTTCCGGGGGGCGAAGCGGACGCCCAGCCGGATCCGGACCGGCCGGACCAACGGGCTCCCCGACGACTCGATCCTGCAGGCCGTCTTCGACGAGATCGCGCGGCTCACGGCCACCGCGCAGGGCGGGGCGGTGCTGGCGGAGGAGCTGAGCATCGGAGTCCTCAAGATCGGCGAGCTGGCGCAGAAGACGACCGGCGACCAGGCGTCGACGTTCCGGACCTACCTGCAGCGGTTCCAGCAAGCCCTCAGCGTGCTCAACATGGCGGTGTTGGGTCCGAACGACAGCTACGACAAGAAGGCGACGCCGGCCACCGGCTTCAAGGACTTGTCCGAAGGCGCCCAGTCGATGCTCGCCACCGTGCTCGGCTGGCCGCGCTCGATGCTCAGCGGCGAGCCGCCGGGGGGGCTCAGTACCGACAACGAGGGCGGCCGGGAGTCCGAGCGCCGGGTCATCTCGGGGTACCAGGAGCAGCGGCTCCGGCGCCCGCTCGAGCAGTTCTACACGGTCCTCTACGCCTCGCAGGACGGGCCGACGAAGGGCCAGACCCCCGACGAGTGGGCGCTGACCTTCGCGCCGCTCGACGAGCCCACCGCGCAACAGGTGGCCGAGCTGCGCAAGACGATCGCGGAGACCGACCAGATCAACATCACCGCCGGCGTCTACACGGCGGCCGACGTGACCCGGTCCCGGTTCGGCGCGGAGGGCTACTCGTCGGACCTGGACCCCGTGACGGTCCCGGAGGCGACCGTGTTCGAAGCAGCACTCCACGCGCGCGGCGGGCTCGCGACGATCCCCGCGCTGATCTCGGCCGGGGTGATCGAGCCGGCGACGGCGGCGGACCTGCTCGGACTGCCGCCGCCACCCGAGCCCGATCCGGCCGAGGAAGCGGCGATCGCGGCGGCGCAGGCGCACCTCGCCGCTGGCGGGGCGAACCCGCCACCTGCGGACCCGGCGTCCGAGCCCGCCCCCGGTGCGCCGCCCGGTCACACGAGCGTCCGGGCGCATATCCGGAAGCTCCGGCAGCAGATCGCCACGCTGCAGCAGGACGGGATCCGGCTCGACGACTACGAGATCGAGCACCAGGGCTCCGCGTACGTGGTCGTCAAGAAGGCCACCGGGAAGGCCGTGCCGGGCGGATCGCACCCGACGAAGGCGAAGGCCGAGGCCCACATGGCCGCGCTGTACGCGGCGATGGCGCACGGGGACGCGGCGGCGGACTCCGTCGTAGTCCTGATTCCCGCCGCAGACCCCGGGCTCCGCGCGGCGGTCGAGGCCGCGATCGGACAGCGCCTCACGGTGGAGGAGGACCCCCACGTCACGGTGTTGTACGTGGGGACCGGGTTGGCGCCGGATGCCGTGCAAGAGGTGGTCGAGGAGGTCGGCGAGGCCGTCGAGGCGCTCGACCCCGGCCCGATGCTCGCGTGGCCCACCCTGCGCGCGTTCCCGCCGGGTCCGGATGGGACGCCGATCGTGCTGGAGTTCTCGGACGCGTACGCGGTCGCGGGGCTCAACGCGACCCTGCTGCGCGCGCTCGCGCACCGGATCTCTGCCCGCCAATTCCCCACGTTCCGGGCGCATTTGACCGTGGGCTACGCGTCGGCCCCGCTGACGCCCGAGGCGGAGGCGGCGCTGCTCGACGTGCCGCTGGTGCCGGACGGGACCGCCCCGGGTGGCCCGCGGGTGCCGGTCGGCGAGGTGCAGGTACGCGTCGGGGATCGGGTCGTGCTGCGGGCGCGGCCCGGGGTGGAAGCCCCCGCGAACGAGCCCAACGTGCCGATGGAGGCGAAGTGAGTACACAGCGCTGGACGATCACGCGGGACTACCAGAACCGCGACTGCCTCTGCCCCGTCGACCGGCTCGACGAGAACCAGAAGCACATCCACGATCGGCAGGCGTGGGACCAGAGCCCGAGCGACTCGGGCGTGCCCTTCCCGCCCTACCCCGACTTCCTGATCGAGATCGCGCACCGGGAGTTCACCTTCGAGGCGCCCTTGCTCAACGGGCAGGAGCCCACGGGGCGGTGCAGGGACTGCGACCAGATCAACGTGGGACAGACCGGCGAGTACCCGTGCAAGACGTGCGGGCTGCCCACGACGTGGGACGATCGCCAGTCCTCGCCGGTCGACTGGTGGGTCGAGTGCCAGCGCGAGCGCTGCCCCGAAGGCGTCGAGCCCACGTGAACCGTCGTCGCCCTGCGTGGCCTTCCCACCTCGAGCGACGCCTGGCCGCGCGCCTGCGCCGCCGAATCCGCGTGATCCGGACGGTGGTCCTCGAGCAGCTCCACGCCGTGCGTCACGACGACGACCGTGCGGACGGGTTCCTGGGCTCCCAGATCCGCGCGCTCGCGGTCCGGATCCGCGCCGCACTCTCCGCCACCCTTCCCGTGGCGCCCGCCTCGCTCGCGCCGCTCGCCCAGCAGGTCGACGCGGCGGTCTCATCGGCGGTGGTCGCGGACCTGGAGGCGCAGCTGCCGGGCGTCGACCTCGGCGCCCTGCTGCGGGCCGGCACGTCGGCGACGCGCGCCTCGGTGGCCGCCTGGACGCGCGAGACCGCGACCCGGATCGCCGAGGCGGAGGCTCGGCTCGTCGACATCGCGATCGAGGCGGCGGCTACCGCGGCGGACGCGGGGGAGGATCCCGTCGCGGCGGCGACCGGGGTGCTCGGGCCCGCGGAGGTCCGGGCGGCGCTGACCGCGCGGGACGCGACGGGGGATCTGGTGGCGGCGGTGACCGAGGTGCGCGCCACGCAGCTCGGCGCCCGGTCGTACGTCTGGCGGACGCAGCAGGACGCGCATGTGCGGCCCGCGCACCAGCAACGCGAAGGGCGGGTGTTCCGGTGGGACGATCCGCCGGAGGACGGGGCACCGGGCGAGCCCTTCGGGTGCCGGTGCTGGGCCGAGGCGGTGGCTCCCGGGGCGGCCCCGACGCCCGCGCCTCCGCCTTCCCCCTTCGCGAACGTCGCGCACCTCGACCTGTTCGGCGGGGCCTCGGCCTCCGAGGCCGCTCGGGTGATCGCGCTGGCGCTGGGGCGCCCGTTCTCGCCGGCCGACGTCGTCCGCTGGGCCGGCGTCGAGGGCCGAGCCGTGGCGTCGATCGCGATGCGGCTCGACGGGCCGAACCGGATCGGACTGTCGATCTCCGGACCCGGGATCAGCCTGGAGCGCAGCTACAGCCTGCGCTCCTCCGGTCTGTACGCCTACCACGAGTTTTTCCGGCTCGACGCCCGCGGGCAGGGCGCAGGGCGCGCGATCTTCGCGCGGCAGGTCGAGGCCCTGCGGGCCGCGGGCTTCACCGGGATCGGCACCAAGGCCGCTGGCGGCCCCGGACAGCCGCTAGTCGGCTACTACGTCTGGCCCCGGCTGGGCTTCGACGGAGCGTTACCCGCCGGGCTCCGCCTCCCCGCCGAGCTGGCCCCGGCCGTCCGGGTGTCCGACCTGATGGGCTCCGAGGCCGGGCGGGACTGGTGGCGCGCGAACGGGCAGGCGATCGAGATCGCGTTCGACCTGTCGCCCGGCTCGCTGTCCTCGCGGGTGTTCTCGGCGTACCTGTCGGAGATCCGCACGGACCGCGCGGACGCGGCGGAGGCTCCGAGCGCCCCGATCGGCGACGAGTTCGTGCGCCTGACGCTGTCCGACGAGGCCGCGCTGGACCGGGCGTGGGCCGCCGTCCGCGCGAGAGGGGTGCCGTGACGCTGTCCGCGGCCCAGCGCGCCGAAGCGGTGGAGCGGTGCCTCCAAAGTGACGTCAGTATCCTCGCCCCGGATCACACCACGCGATACGATGTATCATGGGCATTCGGAAGCAGAAATCGGACGAAACTGACGAGGAATACACAGTCTTCCTGGAAAACCACAAGACCAGGGAAACTGAACGTCTACGGCGGCGGTTGGACGATCCGGCGGCGCGAGAAGCGGTTCGTGAAACCAAGCGTCGGTGGAGGGAACGCAATCCCGTCCAGGAACGCGCTATCCAACGCGAGACCAGGAGGCGCAACAAGGCTGCGGATCCTGAACGATGGAACGCCGTCCTGAGGCGCCAGTACGCCGCGAAGGTAGCACGACGGCTAGGCATCGAAGTGCTGGTTCCGGATGGAAGCACATGCGCCATTTGCGGGCACCCCGGCAGCGACGACAACAAGCTGGTTCGCGACCACGACCACGGTAAGCCCGTGAAAATGTCCGCCAGGGATGTGCTATGCCATAAGTGCAACCGCAGGCTGGGCGTCATTGAGAAGCATGGCGTGACGTGGCTCGGCGCTGCACTCCGTTACCTCATGTATTGGTCAGCCCCATCCGTGGCCGGGATTATAGAGGCAATCAGCTCGGTAATCCCTCGATGAATCTCACAGCCGCCCAAAGAGCAGCGGCTGTGGATATGTGCCTCCGCGGCGAGGACACCGCCGCGAGGGATCTGGAGCGGGTGCTCGCGGTGGACGCGCACGAACACCTCGCGAGCTTCGTGCAGCAGGCGTTTCACATCCTCGACCCGGCGACGACGCTCGAGTGGTCCTGGTACCTCGACGTGATCTGCTCGGAGTTGGAAGCGGTCACCCGCGGCGAAGTGCGCGACCTGCTGATCTGCATCCCGCCGGGGTTCGCGAAGTCGCTGCTGGTCTCGGTCCTGTGGCCGGCGTGGTGGTGGATGAGAGAACCCACGAAGCGGTTCGTGGCGCTGTCCGGTGGCGAAGACCTTGCGATCCGCGACAACCGGCGCATGCGCGAGGTGATCGAAAGCGAGTGGTACCAGCGGCTGCAGGCCCACGTCGAGGCGATCTACGGGACCCCACGGTGGACGTTCGCGAGCGACCAGAACGCGAAACGGTACTTCGAGAACAGCGCTCGCGGCCACCGGCAGTGCTTCGGGATCGGCGGCTCGGTGACCGGCCAGCGCGGCGACGGGCTCATCGTCGACGACCCGCACCAGGTTCGCGATGTGCTCGGCGACGCGGTGTCGGTCAAGGATACGCTGGACAAGGCGTGGAACCGGGTCGCCACGATCCTCGCCACCCGGGTCTACGATCGGCGAGTCAGCTTCCGGGTCGTCATCGCCCAGCGGGTCCACGAGATCGACGTGCCCGGCCGGATCCTCGCGCGGAACAAGGGCCAGACGCGCACGGTGATCCTCGCGATGCGGTTCGACCCGGGGTCGCCGCACAACCACCCGGACGACCCGCGAACCGAGGCGGGCGAACTGCTGGCCCCCGAGCGGATGCCCGAGGACGAGGTCGGCAAACTCGCCGCCGAACTCGACGAGGTGCCGGGGCAGGCCAGCGCGCAGCTCGACCAGCGGCCGCTGCCTCCGACGGGCGGGCTGATCAAGGCCCACTGGCCCCGCACCTACCCCTGGGATCCGCAGCGGCCGCCCGATCGCTGGCCGTTCGTCGCGGTGACGATCGACGCGACCTTCAAGCGGACGAAGGCCGGGAGCTTCGTCAGCATCCAGGGCTTTGGGATCAGCGGCACCGGTCGGTACCTGCTGGGCGAGATCCACGCGCGGATGGACTACGTCGAGCTGCGGCAGGCCACGCGAGACGCCTACGCGATGTGGAACCCCGCGGTCACGCTGGTCGAGCTCAAGGCCAACGGGGCCGCCCTGGTCCGCGACCTGCAAGACGAGATCCCCGGACTGGTCGGCTTCCTGCCCGACCAGTACGGCGACAAGATGGCGCGCGCGCAGCTCGCGGCGACCGCGTGGGCCGGCGGCCGGGTCTTCCTGCCCGAGCCCCAGTGGATGCCGACGGTGGGCGAGTACCGTTCGGAAATCCTCGGATTCCCCTTCGGCCCCAACGACCGGATGGACGCCTGGTCGCAGCTCGAGCTGTGGTTGCGGGACAACGAGGCGATTACCCGGGGCAACGCGTCGGTCTACGGCGCGCTGGACGCCTATCTCTCGCAGCTCGGGGGATGAGCGGGCTCGCCTCGGCGCCGAGGCGAGGGTCAACGGCGGGCTCGGTCATGGGCGCGACTCGCGGATCCGCTCCTGCGCCTCCCCGACGAACGCCGCCACGAGGGTGTCCAGGTCCGTCTCCGCGACGGGCTCCAGGTACTCCCGCCCGGCGCTCAGCCAGACCCGCCAGCCCCCGCGGTACGCCCGCGGCGCGACGTGCGCCGTCGGATCGTCGCAGAGGTGGCGCCACAGCGCGAGCAGGGCGCCGAACAGCAGCGGGTCCTGCGCGGCAACGGCGGCCTCGAGGTCGAGGGTGTCGACGTACGCGAGGGCCTGAGCCGCCGGGCCCGTGAGGACGGCGAACGTTCCGTCGGCGCGGATCGTGGCGAGGGCGTCGGGCAGCGTCACGGGGTCTCCAGGGGCGTAGGACGCGCGTGGGGCTCGGCGGCGGATTCCGGGGTGCCCCGGGACGGCTCGGGGCTGGGAAGGGCCCTGGCGAGAGCGCAGAGGGCGGAGGCGAGGGCTTCGCCTTCGGTGGGCGCCTCAGCGCCCGGGTGCTCCGACGCGTCACAGGTGACGACCCGCCAGGACCGGGCACCACCGCAGCCACCCGCACGCCCCCCGTTGCGCAGCACCGACAACGACGCGTCCCCGCTCGCCTCCCGCAGCAGCGCGAGCAGCACGCCCCGGGTCGCCGGATCCGACGGGTCCGGGTGCAGCCCCGCCGCCGGGACCTGCGGCGGCCCGATCGGCTGCTCCCAGGCGACCGACACGAGGGGCCCGACCGCGAGCACCCGGCCGTGCCCGTACAGGAGGTGCCCGACGCGCATCCCGGGGAGGAGCGGGGCGCGGAGCCGGCCGGCGGCGTGGAGCGCGTGCAACGCGTCGGCGAGGGTCACGGGGTCTCCCGGGGCGTAGGATGCGCGCGGAGCTCGGCCCGCACGGCCAGCGCCTCCCGGAGCCATCCGGCGCGACGACCGTCCGGGTCCGCGCCGGGGCGCTGACGCTCGGCCCGGCGCCAGGCGTCGGCCGCGGTCAGCGCCAGGGTGAGACGGATCTGCAGGTCGTGGGGGGTCATTCGGTCTCCTCCTCGAGCAGCGCGCGGAGCCGGGCGAGCCGGGCGCGCAGGATGACGATCATAGGGACTCCTTCGAAGCCGACCCGCGCAGACGGCGACCGTCCTCCTCGATCGCACTCCCGAGTGTGACCTGTCGCAGCCAGGCGGACAGTTCGAGTCCGGACGCGCGCGCCTGACCCCTGAGCGCATCGAGCTCACCCTCCGTCACCCAGAACACGACCCGCTGGTCTCGGTGCCGTCGCTTGTCGACCACGCGGTCCTCCACCAATCCGTCGTACCACGGACCCAACTAGTGGGCCACCACTCTGCGAAGAGCGCGTAACCAAGCGTGTAACCAAAATGTGGTGGCACACTATCGATAGTGGGGGTACACTTCTTTCATCGGAGGACGAGATGACTGCAGACCTGGTTGTCGCCGCGCTGCTGATCGAGGGTCTGGACGCCGAGATCGGCTGGGAGCACCGCGACATGGCGCGCGTCGAACTCGTGGGCTGGCCCGAGATCCACGTCGCGGTCCACGGCGCTCGCGCCTTCGTCCCCGAGAAGACCGTCCGCGCGTTCGGCGCGGGCAACGTGATCGCAGCGGTCCACCGCGCGGTCGCCGCCGCGAACAAGGCCGCTGCGAAGGTGGCCTAGCCGAGACCGGGGCGCCGGCCCCGAATTTACCTGGAGCACCCCATGACCACGCCTGCCCCCGTCACGATCGCCCACCACGCCGCGCCCGACTCGTGGACGCCCGCCCAGCGCTCGACCCTGGAGCGCCAGCTCGCGCCCCACGGCGTCAGCATCCGGGACCTGTCCGACGCGCGCGAGCTCTGCGGGTTCGAGCGCCTCTCCGACGCCTCCCCCGCCGACCGCGCCGTCGCCGTCCAGAACCTCGAGAGCCCGGAGATCCAGACCGCGCTCGTCACCGTGCGCACCGGCCGCGCCTGGCTCCTCGCGCAGCTCGCCGAGGTCCCGAAGCCGGCGATCGCCGCCGCCAAGGACGCCCTGGACCTGCGGACCCGTCGTGGGGCCCTGAAGGGCACCGCGGACCTCCGCCTCGGCGAGTTGAGCGCGCTGGTGGGACTCGCGACGGAGCCGGCCCCGCACCGGTACGGGTGCACGGTCCACGTCTACCCGGCGGTCGAGTAGGCCCCGTAAACGGCCCCAGGAGCGCCGAGCGCGTTCCGGGGCCCCTTGTCCGTCTCAACCCCCGGCGCGCCTCCACGAGTCCCGTACGCCACCTAAACGCCATCCCCAGAGGTTTCCCATGCGCCGCACGATCCTTGCCCTCCTGCCGTCCACCGACGCCACCTCCGAGGACGCGCTCTACGACGTGTGGGTGTCGGCGGACAGCGCCACGTACGGCGACTACTGCTATGGCGCCACCTACGCCGAGCTGGTGAAGCAGCTCGGCTTCGCGGAGGCCGACCCCTCGATCGTCGCCGTCCGCGTCGACCGGTGGACGTGGACGGGACCCGCGCCCGAGCGGACCCAGTACCGGGCCGCGCGCTGACCGCACCCTAGGCACCCTCCCCCCGCCTCCGCCCGGAGCGCGGGGCTTCCGCCGTAGGAGGTGCCCGTGTTCACTTTCGCCGGCTTCGTCTTCGCGCCCCACGACCTCGGCCGCGCCGTCTGGCGGTGGTTCCAGAGCCTGTCCGACGTAGGGCTCGTCCAGGTGGCGCGGTTCCTCGGGATCGTCGACTCCGAGGATCTGGAGGAGGACGTGGAGCTGGCGCTCTGCGAGGCGCTGGAGGACTGGTACCTGCGGCGGGCGTTGGGGATGGTCAGCCCGGCGTGAGGAACCCCCGGATCGCGGCCTCGAGCGCGCCGGGCGTCGCGGCGAGCTCGCGGAGCTGGGTATCGCTGAACGCGGGCGCCACGGTCGCCGCGATCTGGACGGGGCCGCCCTTGGGGCCCGTCACCTCGCTGCGCCTCCCGTACTCCTCGGGGGACAGCCGCTCGAGTAGCCAGCGCGCGTTGGTCCCGGCGACGTGCGGATCCTCCGAGTGCGCCAGATCGAGCACGACCCCGCGCAGCCCCTCGACCACGGACGTGCGCGCCCCCTCGATCCGGGTCAAGAGGTCGACGTAGGGCTGCTCTCCGGCCCGGCCGCGCGCGAGCCACTCGAACAGCGAGGCGGGACTGACGCCGGCGGCGGTGGCCGCGGCCTTGCGGCCCTTCCCGGCCTGGTACGCGGCGACGATCGCGTCCATCACGGCCGGCGTGCACAGCGTCGTACGGCCTTTGGAGCGGGGGGCGGAGCTGCGGATGCGGGGTTTCTTCGCCTTCGGTGGCTTCGGGGCCATGTCGAGAGCATACCCGACGACGCTGCTCTCATCGAGCAGCGGAGCGGAGATCTGCCGTCTGTCTACCCGTAGTGAGGGGTGTGGGTATTTGTGGGTAGACTTCGATCGGCTCCCCACATCGACCAGCGCTAGCAGTAGTGAGGGGTGTGGGTGTTTTCTAAGATGACCGAAGATCACAACAACAATCCCTCTACCTACTCTCCATCGCTGCTCATCTAGGGATTCCCCCACACCCCTCACGGCTACCAGTCCCCATCGGTGTGGGAAGCCGATCTGACCCTCCCCACGGATTTCACTCCACGTAGGTGGGCAGCGGATCTTGCCGTTCGAGGACCCTCACTCCTACTCGGAGTAGCCGGGGTCCTCGTTGTTTTCGAGCACTTCGTCCGGCTTCAAGCGGATCCCGCTCCGCATCGAAACGCGGCCTGCGCCGTCGAATTGCAGGATCCCGGCGTCGGTCAGCCCCTTGCCAAATTGGACGCTGCTCAACATGCGCCCGCTCAGCCCCTGCGCGTCGCGCCACTGCCGGAAGGCGGCGAACAGGACCGACCCCCGAACGCTGACACCGGGCACGAGATCGCAACAGTCGGCCACGAAGCGCTGCACCTCGTCCTGCTCCTTCCGGTACTCGCGCGCGGCGAGCAAGCAGGCCGGCGGGATCCGGAGGCCGTGCTGCATCCAGTCGGCGAGGCCCGCGAGGGCCCAGTTCAGGATCCCGGGAAGTTCGCGCTCCAGCACCGCCGCGAGATCGAGATCGGCCAGCGGTCGGTCATCCTCGGGCTCTTCGGGTTTCCGGAACCGGACGACGAACGGGATCACGACGAGGCGCCGCCAGAACCCGTGGCTCGTGTCGTCGGTCGAGGGCGCATCGTTGCAGGCCACCCAGAGCTTGTGGGACGGGTCGAACTCGAAGAAGTTCTCTCGCATCCCACGGGCCTTGATCCGGTCGTTACCGGACATCTGCTTGATGCGCTCGGCGTCCCAGCGCTTGCCCTTCCGGGGCTCGTTGCCGGACGCGAACCGGGCGCCCTTGAGGTCGACGAGCTCGGCTTCGTGGCGGTCGTAGGGCTGTTGCTCGAGCACCGTCCGGGGCACCGTCGTCGCGTACTGCCCGAGTAGCAGGTGGATCACGTCGATGAACGTGCTCTTGCCGTTCGACCCTTCACCCTTGAGCACGAACCAGACCTGCTCGCGCACGTCGCCGGTCAGCGAGTAGCCGACCGCACGCTGGACGAAGCTCCGGACGTCGGCGTTCGGGAAGACCGACTCGACGAACCGGAGGAACCGGGGGCACGTGGCGTCGGGGTCGTACTGCACCGGGGCGACCCGGGTGATCAGGTCAGTCCGCTGGTGCGGTCGGCAGGCGCCGGTCCGCAGGTCGATCGTCCCGGAGAGCGTGTTGAGCAGCCACGGCTCGGTGTCGAGGTCATCCATCGAGACCGCGCGGCCCGGCAGCGCTTTGGCCTCGGTCGAGGCCGCCTTGATGCGAGGGCTCATCTGGCTCGTGACGGCGTGCTTCCGCGCGCTCTTCACGCGAGCCTCCAGCGACTCTCGACGCCGGGTCGTCGCCTCGGGCTCGCCTTCCTGGAAGGGGCCCAGCGCGGTCAGCGCGGACTGCAGATGCCCGATCTCCTCGCCGATCCGTTCGACGGTGTCCTGGGCCCACCGGTGCGGCAGTTCGTGCTCGTCCCACTCCCAGTGCGTCCCGACCCAGACGATCCAGCTCTCGCGAACGGCGGACCATCGCAGGTCGGCCCCGTGTCGCGCGTCGAGTCGCTTCGCGTTCCCGAGGTCGGTGTGCGGGAGCCAGGAGAGGATCGACAGGTCGACCAGCGGCTCGTCTGGAGGGGCGGACTGGCCGTTCCCGGACGAGATCGTGCGGCCCGGCATCGGCCGGTCCGGCGGGAAGTCGCAGGGCTCGTTCCGGCCGTACTCGAACCCGTCCCGGCAGGTCCGTTCGGCATCGTTGCTGTCGCCGGCCGCGTCGAGGAGTTGAGCCGCGAAGGGCGCTGGGTCGACGGTGTACCGCGCGCAGAGGCCGGCGATCCACTTGGACGCGCGGAGCAGCGCCTCGTGCCGCGACTCTGCCCGAGCGATCTCGTCGCACTTCCCTCGGGTGAATCCGGCGATCCGGGCCTCCGGGGTCGCTCCAGACCCCGATCCGGGTCCTCGATGCGAGAAGAGGTCCCCGACGATGCTCGGTTTCGGCTTCGCGGCGGCCGGCGCCTCCGGCAACGTGTGCCAGTCGAACACGGCGCCGTCGCGGTGCCCGAACCACCACGGTTGCGCAGCGTCCCGGAGGCACGGCAAGAAGTAGATCTCGGAGGGGGAGTCGACGGCGGGATCGATCGCGATCCCGACGTGCTTCGTGAGGTGCTGCAGCCCGCGCCAGACCCGCTCCCACTCGTCGGGCGGGACGGGAGAGGCGAGCGGGACCGCGAAGCGAGAGCGCGCGCAGGTGATGCCCTTCTTCTCCCGCTGGTGGGACCAGCTCGTGTGAACGAGGCACGCGTAGCCGGGGAACAGCGTGTTGAGGACGTGCTCGGGATCCGTGCCGTCGTCGACGTCGCCGACGAGCAGAGAGACGCTGCGGACCGTCGCATTCCGTCGCAGCACGTCGGGCGGGTAGCTCGCCGGCGACCAGGCTGGACGGTCGCGTCCGTTCGGGATGACCGGCGGCGTCTCGGGCGTCAGCTTTGCGACGAGCTCGGCCCAGGTGTAGCGCCGGTGCTTCGGCACGTTGTCGTGCTGCGAGCGGAAGACCGAGAGGTCGAACTGGAGCTGTGCCAGGTTCGCGATCCCGTCCCAGCCGATCCCTTCGTTCTCGAGTTGGGGCGGGTGGAACTCGGTGCAGACGCAGCCGGGCACGTCGGCGCCGTGGCGCGGCATCGGGCAGGGGCGGAACGTGTCGGTGTCGCTCATCGCGACACCTGCCAGATCGTCAGCGACGACTGTGCCCGGGTGACTGCGGTGTAGAGCCAGGAGCGGGCGTCTGCCAGGTTCTTGTGGGCGACCCTGGTGTTGGCGGGCGTCCAGATCACCCCGACGTGCGGCGCCTGCGAGCCCTGCGCGGCGTGGCAGGTCAGCACGTAGCCATACTGGACGTTGACGATCGGGTCGCCCCACGGCGGGTTGCAGTGGGCGCGCTCGCGGAAGAACGCGTCACGGTCAGCCGTCTCCAGCAGTCGCGGCATCACGACGAACCGCTTCTCAGCGCCACCGTGCTTCGCGTGGATCCGGATGGTCTCGGACTTCTCGTGCGGCTCCGCGGCGGTGACCGTCAGGATCTCGCCATTCAGCAGTCCGGCCATCCGGTTGTTGGTCCGGACGAGGACGCGGTCTCCACGCTGCAGCGACGTCTCCCGTCGAAGCGCCTGTCGAACCAGCCGATTGAGCCCGACCCGGTCCTGGTTGGTCCAGGTGATCAGCATCCGGCTGTCGGGGTTGTCGGTGGCGATCCGCCAGCCGGCCGCTTCGGCCATGTGTCCGGGACCCGGCGCGACGCCCTCGAACGCACCGCGCGCGACGTCGGCCAGGATCTGGATCAGTTCGTCCGCGGTCGCGGCGTCCCGGACCCGGCTCGACAGGTCAAGGATCCCGGCCCGCTCCGTCCGGTGGACGTGGTCCAGCATCACGTCCGGCTGCAGCAGGTCGATCCCCGGCTGCCCGTTCACGGGCGGGAGTTGCGCAGGGTCGCCGGACCACAGGATCTTGAGCCCGCGCACGCGGCGGCCAAGCTCGCGGACCCGCTGCCGGATCGCGGTGACCATCTCGACGTCGAGCATGCTGGCCTCGTCGACGACGAGGACCATCCCCGACTTGAGCGGGATCTCCTTGCCCGGCCACCGCAGCTCGAGCCGGCACTGGCAGCCCTTGCAAGGGGTCGGCATGTAGATCCCGTTGACGACCTTCCCCTGACACGGCTCGAGCTGGTCCGGCGGAAACCAGACCTCGTCGGGCTGCGAGTAGACCGTGGAGTGCACGGTGTGCGCCTCGCGCAGCTTTCGGTACTCCTCCGGGACACCCTGGTCCTCGGGCCGCAGCATCGAACAGGCGAACGCCAGGCGCTGCGCGGCCTTCCCGGTGGGCGCGATGAGGTAGGTCGGCGTGAGCCACCGGATCAGTGTCGTCTTGCCGGAACCCGCGAGACCGGAGAGCACGACCTCGTCCTTCTCGTGGAGCGCGTCTACGAGCTGGGCAAGCTTCTCCTCGTCGACTTTTGCCCCGAGCGGGCGCGGGATCGTGCCGACCTGCTCGGGAGGGATCGGCTGCCGCTGGGCCAGGTAGATGACGCTCACGGCGTCACCTGCGGATTGATCTGACCGAGCTGGTCCGCGTGGGTTCGAGCCCAACCCCAGGCGTAGCGGGCCATCGCCCAAGCCTCGGCCCGGTCGTGCGTGATCGGAAGATCCGCATTCAGATACGGGGTCGCGGTGGCGACGGCAACGCGCTTGGCCGCCTCGCGACAGAGACGCCCGTTCCGGAAGACCTTGGCCCGCCAGCTCGTCGCGAGCGGGCGGAGCAGGGTGATCCCCTCCGGAAGTGTCGCGATCAGCCGGCCGCACCATTCGGAGAGCACCAGCGACGCATGCGGCCCCCCGACGTGCTGCGCCTCGAGCACGACCACGTCACCGCGCTGCAGGATCGTGATCGCGGGCGGCGTTCGGTGGTGCTCGACCAGGAACTGAGCGGCGGTCCCCTTGCCGACGAAGTCCTGGTGACAGGAGGTGGACCCGGAGGAATGGAGCCGAGACCAGCGGACGCGCCACGAACCGCTAGCGAGCTGCCGCATCTCCGCGCCGGTCCAGCCCTGCTCGTCCAACACCGTCAGGCCGTCGTCTCCGATCACGACGCAGTTACCGGTCTGGCCGGGGTCGATGCCTACGAACCGCATGCGGTCTCCGTCGGGGGCAAGATCTCGGGGATCGCGAACGGGGGCCGCCAGTTGGCGCCGGTCCGCCGCGCATGAGCGCCCGCGTCCCGGAACGCGAGCATCACGTCGATCATGTCGCTGGCCGGACCCTGCTCGAGCTCTGGCCGGTTGGCGAACATCCGGAACCGATCTCGGTGTTCCGTCTTCGGGAAGTAGCGAGCCCACTGGCACAAGGTCTTGAGCCGCGTGAGTTGCTTCTCGCTGGCCGCCTTGGTCCGCCACGGGCCGTGCCCGAACTTCGGGGGCGCCGCGAGGTTGTAGGCCCGGCAGGCTCCGACCAGGTCGGTAACCCAGCCCTCGAGCATCTCGACCTTCACCGGGCTCGGAAGCTGCGAGATGTTGTCCTGGTTGAGCCCCGGGATCATCCAGTCCTCGGGCTCTCCGCGGACCGCCTCGGTCGTGAGCGCGTCTTCGAGCGCGGCGGCATGGGTGAGGCCCAACTTCCCGAGAAGGTTGTACGGGTCGTAGAGGACCGCATGATCCTTGTCCGGAGAGGCCCGGAGCACGCGTCCGACCTCTTGAACGAGTCGGACGATCGAGCCAACCCGACGACGCATCGCGAGCCAGCGAAGCCAGGGCAGGTCCACGCCTTCCGTCAGCAAATTGACGTGGACCAAGCAGTGAAGCCGACCAACCCGCAATGCCTCGATCAGTGCGGCGCGAGTCGCCGCGTTGTGCTCGTCATGGATCGCGGCTGCGGTGGGTCCGAGCCGTTGCGCGTACGTCTCGGCGTCCGCGATGCTGACGGCGGAGACGATGCCCGGCCCTTCCGCGTGTTCGACCCAGTCCTTGACCAACTCGTCGGTGGTCGGGTTGCCGGAGCCGTCCCACCGGACTGCACGCCACGGGACGAGCACCCCGTCGTCGACCGCGCGCGCGCTCGGGTAGGCGTAGACTTGCCCGCTCCAGTTCCGCATCCCGCGCCCATCCGCGCGGTACGGTGTCGCGGTGAGCCCGACGGAGACGCGAGATTTGATGCGTGCAGTGATCTTTCGGAGGCTCTCGGCCTCCATCCGGTGCGCCTCGTCGGCGATCCAGCAACCCCATTCCGGGCGCTCGTCGAGAAGTTTGCCGAGCGACGCTGTGCAGACGACGACGACGCGTCGATCGGCCTCCCAGCAGTGCTGATAGACGCGTCCGACCTCGCCAGGGAGTCGCCCGCTGATCGAAGCGTAGAGCTGGTCGACCAGCGCTTGCGTCGGGGTCGTGACGAGCACACTCCCGCGGCCTTGCGCGGCGATCTCGGCCAGCAGCAGGGACTTGCCCGATCCGGTCGCCGCCTGGATGAGCGGGCGCTTTTTCTCACGCCATGCTGCCAGCAGCGCGGCGAGCGCTTCGGGCTGCCACTCGCGAGGCGTTCGGCCGCACCAGGGGATCCCTTGGAGGGTGGGCGTCGAAGGGAGTGGGCTCACGCCGCCCTCCCCGGTGCCCGCTCGGCCGCCCTCCCCGGTGCCCGCTCGGCCGCCCACCGCGCCGCCACGTCCCGCAGCTCCTCCACGCTCCACGCGTCGATCGCCCCACGCACGCCCCGGACTGCGCGCTCCCCGCACAGCACCCGCAGCGCGTCCTCGGTCGGCCCGCCGTGGAGCCCCTGCTCCCGGTCGAGGATCCGGGTCGAGGACTCGCCGGTGCGCGCGCCGAGCTCCGCCGCGGTCCAGCCGAGCAGGTCGGCCCGGAGGTGACGGGCGAGCGCGCCGAGGCGGGCGGCGATCACGACCCGACCACGAACAGTGAGCCCTGCCGAGCGGCAGCGGCCTCGATCTCGGTCAGGTTCCGGACGGCCTGCTCGTAGTAGGACCGCTTGAGCTCGATCCCGACCGCCTTACGGCCCTCCTCGAGCGCGACGTACAACTCGGAGCCGATCCCCGCGAACGGGGACAGCACCACGTCGCCCGGGTTGGACCACAGCTTCAACGCGCGCCGGGTGACCTCGAGCTGAAGCGGGCAGATGTGGCGCTCGTCCTCCTCTTCGCGCGCGGACCGGTGCTGCAGCGTGTCGTTAGGCTCGATGTCCATCCAGACGGGCGAGGCGTACCGCTGCCACAGCTCGACCGGCAGATCGTCGCCCTCGCCGGTGTGGGCGATGGGCTCGGGGTTGTCGCCGGGCTTGCGGAACGTGGTCAGGTAGTCCGGGGTGCCCTGCCGCGACATGGCCGAGTCCTTCCGGATCTGCTTGTGCAACAGCCCGAGCGCCTTGGTGCGCTGCATCTGGGTGACCGGGTCCTTCCAGATGCAGACCTCGGAGTGGAAGACCCACCCTTCGGCCTGGAACGCGCGCACGAGGTCGCCGCGGAAGTCGTGCAGGCCGATGAAGCCGTCCTTCGCCTTCGACGCGGGCAGCAGCATGCTGTGGACCGAGCACAGTCGGCCCGGCATCGTCACGCGCATCAGTTCGGCGACGAGGAACCGGAACGACTCGATGAACTCGTCGCCGTCGCGGCAGTTGCCCATGTCGAGCGGGCTCGCCGAGTACGTGTAGAGACTCGCGAACGGCGGCGAGAACACGGTGAACCCGACAGACTCGTCGGGGATCCCGCGGATCACCTGGACGCAGTCGCCCTGCCAGAGCCCCCAGCTCTTGCCGGCCGTCTGGTCGAGCACGCGAACGGGCTCGGTGGGGTCCATGATCCGATCGCTCATCGTGTCCTCCGGAGCCAGGTAGGGAGCCGCATCGTCTGGGTCGGCTGGTAGGGGTTCCAACGGCGCTCGGTGGCGCCCATCGCCGCACGCATGGCCGGGCCGACGTACCGCTCGGTCTCCGCGGCCAGGAGATCGGCGTCGCGCTCCTTCCGGCGCAGGTTCTGCACGATCGCGCGCTCGTTCTCGGCGGCGACGACATGGACCTGAACCGTCCGGGTCTGTCCGAACCGCCAGCACCGGCGGATCGCCTGGTAGGTCTGCTCGTAGCTGTGCGAGGGCCCGACGAACGCCATCCGGGCACAGTGCTGCCAGTTCATCCCGAACCCGGCGATCGAGGGCTTCGTGACGAGCACGCGGATCCGGCCGTCGGCGAAGCCCAGGAGGCGGTCCCGCTTGCTCTCGGGGCTGTCCGCCCCCCGGACCTGCACCGCGTCCGGGATCAGACGCTCGAGCTGGTCGCCCTCGTCGTTGAGCTCACACCACACGAGCCACGGCTCGGTGGGCTCGGCGGCGACCAGGTCCGCGATCAGCGTGCACCGGCGCTCCATCGTGGCCCGCCGCACCGCGCGCTGGTCGTTCAGGTTCCGCGCGTCCTCGACGAACAGCGAGCCCATCGCGTGTGCGTCGGCGTGGTCGACCGGCAGAATGTGGTCGACGATCTCGATCGGCTCGAGCTGATACGCCGAGTCGTCGTACCCGAGCGCGGCGGGCGTCCGGACCACTGCACCCCACGAGGCGACCCACTCCCAGAACGCGCGGACCGCGTGCCCCTTGAGGCGCCAGTCCTGCGTGGTGCCTCCGTCGTGGACGAAGAACTCCGAGAGCATCTCGACGCGGGACAGCGTGCCCAGGAACTCGGAGTGGTTGCCGAGCTCGGTGAAGTCGTTGGGTGCCGGCGTCGCGGTGCAGGCGAGCCGGAACGGGGTGCGCGCGAACATCTCGATCAGGAGGTTCCGGGTCGCGCCCGTGAAGCTCTTGAGGATGCTCGACTCGTCGAGTACGATCCCGGCGAAGTCCTCGCCCCGGAAGTGCTCGGCCATCTCGTAGTTCGCGACGGTGATCCGGTCGCCCAAGTCCTGGCGCCGGTAGACCATCTCGACCCCGAACCGCGCCGCCTCGCGCACGGTCTGATCGGCGACCGCGAGTGGCGCGAGGATCAGCACTCGCCCCTCTCGGGCGACCTGGCGCGCCCACTCGACCTGCATCGCCGTCTTGCCGAGCCCGGTGTCGGCGAAGATAGCGGCCCGGCCGCGGCGGAGCGCCCAGCGGACGAGGTCGCGTTGGAACGGGAACAGGTGCGGCGCCAGCTCGTCCGGCTCGAGACCGGGGAACGCGGTCACAGCGGACTTGCGCGCGATGACGTCGGCGTAGGTCACTTCGCCTCCACAGGGGTGCGTTCGTGCAGCGACGCCGGCTTCGCCATGGCCCACGCCCGCCGGAGGCAGTCCCAGCAGATCACGATCCGCGCGTCGAACCGGACGAACGGGTACGACTCCTCCGCGCTGCAGACCGAGCACGCGGTGGGGCCGTCGGAGCGGGTGTGCAGGGTCATGCGGCCCTCCGCATCGCGACGCCGACCCACTCGGCCGGGATCTCGGGCCCGACGAACGCCCACCGGGGAGTCCACCGGATCCGCTGCACGCGCCCGTCCTGGTCCGCCGCGTTCGGGCGCGCGGGCCCGGCCCAGCCGCGTCCGGCGCGACTCCGGGCGACCGGCACCCACCCGGCCGCGCGGAGGCTGACACCGGGCTCGTCGATCCGCGTGTAGGTGTGCAGCGGGAACCCAGCCCGGCGCGCCCACCGGGCCGCCGCGCCGTACAGCGCCGAGCACCCGTTGCGCGGGCCGCCGTCCTGGGGAGAGGGCACCGCGACGCGCGTGACCTCGACCCACCCCTGCGCCTGCAGCACCGCCGACGCCGGGCGCCCGACCAGCGCCCAGCCGACGGGCCAGCCGTCGGTGACGAGCTCGAACGCGACGAGCGCCGAGGGCGGGGGCTGCCGGAGGTGGCGGTGCAGCCGGGCGACGCCGACGCGCGCGACCGAGATCCCGCAGGGGCGGACGGCGGTCATCCCTCGCCTCGATCTGCGTCCAGGAACGGCATCGCGCCCAGCAGCACCGCGCGCCGGACCTGCAGCGTGCGTCGCACCTGCTCCCGGCGCCCCTGGGCGGCGCGGTCGCAGTCCTGGACCTGCCGCAGCACCCGCAGCTCGTTGCGGTACCGCCACGTGTCGGTGGGGCTCATACGCCACACATCCCTTCGCACTCGACGGCGAACGTCTGCCAGAGCCCGAGCTGCCCGCGGTCCTCGGCGCTGCTGAAGTCGACCTCTCCGAGCGGCCGGAGGGAACTGTGCAGGTAGGGCACCGTCCGGAAGTTCTCGGATTGCCCCTTGACGTACTGGAGGTCTTGCTCGAACTGGACCGCGCGGCCGAACGCCTCCGGGTCCTCGGTCTTCAGTCGCCGCCACTCGCTGTCTGAGTGGAACGGGCAGAACTCGCACGCCGACCGGGGCGGCTCGGGGTACCCGTGGCCCCGCATCCAGGTCAGGCAGTCCGAGCGGCGGATCCGCCGCTCGACCAGCGGGTACCGGTTCTGCGCCCAGGGCTCGCGGCTGTCCTTGACGCGCTGGATCTCGTCCCAGGAGATCCCGATCCACTGGGTGACCGTGACGGTCTTCTGACCGCGCCGGATCCCGGCGAGGGCGCGGAGCACCTTGGTGATCGGGCGGATCTTGTGGTCGCGCGTGCAGTTGCGGTGGGTCACCATCCCGGCCGAGCCGTCGTGGTTCCGCGTGAACAGAGGGACGTCGACCTTCGAGAAGACACGCTGGTCCGCCGTCACGCGCATCTCCAGCGCGCTGTGCCGCAGGCTCCCCGCCGTCACCCGCAGGATCGGGAACGCGAACGGCAGCCGGGCGATCTCCCCTTCGAGCCAGTCGAGCCACCGGTAGACGGCCCGGGGCTCGGCCTGGGTGTCGGCGAACACGGCCGCGTCGAGCCGGGGCGTGACCTCCCCGTGCGCCGCCATCAGCGCGAGCGTCGAGGACTGCACGCCGGCACCCAGCGAGAGGACGTTCCACCGCGTCTCGGGGGGCGGGGCGGCGATGTCGAAGCGGACGCTCATCGGCGCACCAGGACGACGATCACCGCCGTGGTGAGAGCCGAGACCACGAAGGACACCAGGAACGAGCCCACGACCAGGAGGGCAGTGTTCACGCGCCCCTCCGCAGCTCGGCCAGCGCCGCCGCGGCCTTCCCGCGCCAGAGCGCCCGCTGGCTCTGGCAGTAGTCGGGGGCGTACGTCGCCTCCTGTCCGAGCCGCCACCAGCGGTGCGCCTCCGCGCGGGCGACGCGGAGCAGCTGGACCCAGATCCAGGGACGGCGGGTCACGGCCTCACCCCTTCGAGCCAGTCCCGGCCCTCCGCCGTCAGCCGGTACCCCTTGGTGCGGGCCCCGCCGGAGCCCAGCAGCAGCCCGCGGTTGACCGCGAGCCCGAGGAACTCGCGCGTCTGCCAGGGCCGCAGCGTGACGTCCTCGACCACCTGCGGGGCCAACGCGATCGTGCCCTCGTCCTGCAGCCGGGCGACCGCAGTGAGCACCTCGGTCAGCGGCTCGGGGTCGGCGTAGGAGAGCCTCACGGGGTCACCCCGGAATGCCGCGCGCTCTCGCCGAGCTCGGTGCGCACCCTACCCAGCCCGCCGGTCGGGGAGCGCGCGGCAAAGGGTAAGCCGTGGCTCATTCCGCCACCAGGGCGGGCCCGGACCACGAAGTGGGCTCCGTCTTGTCAACTGCAATACGCAATCCGTTTAGAGCGTACCGCGCAGCAGAGGGGGCACTCATGTCAGGTTCCACCGGGAAGCGTCGGCATGTTCGCGAGCTCGGCGGCTTCCCAGACCTCACGGGCGCGTGCGGTCTCGGCCCTCGAGAGACCGAGCGCCGCGCAGATCACCAGCAGCTGCCGCAGTTCGGGCCGCCCTTCGCCGCGTTCCCACTCCGAGAACCGGGACTGCTGAATGCGGGCGTCGGGGTCGAGCTTCTGGCACATGCGGGCGAGGCTGCCCTGTGACAACCTTCCTCCCTCTCGCGTCTCACGCGCGACCCTCAACCAGTCGGCGACTGGATTCGACATCCGAGCCTCTCCAGATGCTTCCCGTTTACCCGGGTTCGCCCCCCGAGTCAAACGGAGAGCGTTTGGAAGGCCCGAGTAGGCTGCGTGCCATGTCGATCGGGATGAGGCTGCGGCTGATCCGGGAGAGCATACGCCCGAGGGTCTCTCAGGAGACCCTCGGGGTTAGGCTGGGGCGGAATCAGCGCTGGGTGAGCCAGCGGGAGAGGGGAGAGGTGGGCTGCACCGTCGACGAAGCGATCGAGATGCTGCGAGGGCTGGGGTTTTCCGCCCAGCTGGTCGTGCTTCCCGGCGCCCAGAGCGCGCTGCTCGAGGCGCTGGGCGAACTCGCGCCCGAGGCGAGCGTCACCGCAGTCCGTCTCGCGCGCGTCTGGGACTCCATGGACGACAGTATGCGCGAGATGCTCGAACACGCGATCGGCCTGGCCGAGCAGCGCAAGGAGTCGAACACCTCCTCCGGCTGATCAGAACCCGTAGCGCCCGAGCACCGCCTCCACTTCAGCGAGAGCGGTGTGGTCGGCCGCGCTGAGCCGGAACAGGATCTCCGCTCGTCGACCGGCGAGGATCCGACGCGCCACTTCATCGGCGACGGCCGATCGGCATTCGATCAGCTGTAAGTCCGGCCTGCGCCTCGGTTCTTCTCTGACCAAACGGTTTCCGTTTGACGGCATCGGGCCCTCCAGATAAACGATCTACGTATGGAAACGGTGGCAAGTCAACCGACTCTCACCCCCGGAGGTCCCTTGGTCAAGTCCATCGCGCATGGCGGCTCCTCGGATGCCCAGGCTGGGCTGATCCCCACTATCGGTCGCTCCGGCGAATCGTTGAGTTACACCGATTCGGTACACACGGCGGAAGTAGATGTCTGCCGCGTCTTTTCGAGTGACCGATCCGGTCAGTACCCCGGTGTCACCGACGAGCGCGATCCGACCCCTCCCGGAGCTCCGGAGCGGTCCCACACCCCGAGCGGTCGCCGCTCCCCCGCGCCGCCGCCGACCTGCGCCGGGCTGCGCGCCCAGACCGAGTACTACCAGCGGATCCTCGACCTCGAGATCCAGGCCCGCGCCCGCCTTGCCGCCGACGGCTGGCCGTACGCGCCGCTGCTCGAGCACGAGGTCCGCGAGCCCATGGACGCCGACGCCGACTACGAGTCGCTGGACGACCTCGAGCGCTCCGGCCGCTGGTTCGACGACGCTGACGACGTGGTGTCCCGGTGAGCCGCCTCCGGGTCGGGGACGAAGTCCTGCTGACGCCCGAGGACGAGGTCGGGCGCGTGGTGGAGATCCGGGGCCGCCGGCTGCTCGTGGCGGTCACCTCGAGCTACGGCGCGCTCGCGGGTCGCACGGTGGTCCGGACGCGCGCGCAGGTGCAGCGGTGACCCGCATCCCAGTCCCCTTCGTGGGCTGGCGCGGCCGGCGGTTCGTCTTCAAGACCCCCGGCCTCTCGGTGACGTTCGAGGGGCCGAGGGCCGCCGTCCTCGACACCTTGCGCCGCGACCTGCCCAAGTTCCGGGCGGTCGCGGAGCGCAAGGGCGAGTCCGACGTGGTCCTGCTGATCGACGCGGCGCTGGCCGCCCTGGAGACCCCATGACCCGCCCCGCGCTCTCCGCCCTCCTCGAAGACCACCCGCGCCCGTGGAGGGCCGAGCCGTCCCCGCGCTGGCAGGACGGCTGGCGCGTCGTGGACGGACGCGGCGGCGTGGTGGGGCTCGCGCTCTCGCACGAAGCCGCCGAGCTGTTGGTGTGGGCGCTGGACGCCCCGAAGGAGACCGCATGACCGCCCACTGGTCCGACGCTTTGCTGCCGCTCCGCCCCTGTGCGGAGGCCGTGGTCTGGTGCCGAACCCAGCCCGACGCCGAGACCGCGTGGGCTGCGTGCGAGCGCCCGGACTGGCTGTTCTGGCTTCTCGGTCGCACGGGCGCTGAGCGTCGGCTCCTCGTCCTCGCCGCGTGCGACTGCGCCGAGCCGGCCCTCGTGCACGTCCCGGCCGGAGAGGACCGCCCGCGCCTGGCGATCGAGACGGCGCGTGCGTGGGCCCGTGGCGAGGCGACGATCGAGGAGGTGAGGCGCGCGCGACAGGCCGCCGCCGCCGCCTACGCCGCCGCCTACGCCGCCGCCGCCGCCGCCGCCTACGCCGCCGACGCCGCCGCCGCCGCCGCCTACGCCGCCGCCTCCGCCGTCGCCGCCTACGCCGCCGCCGCCGCCGCCGCCGCCGCCGCCGCCTACGCCGACGCTCGTCGGGCCTCGCGCCTGCGCTCGTGCGAGGCGATCCGCCGCCACTTCCCGTCGCCGCCCGTGCTGGAGGCCGCATGACCCTGATCCCCACCCGCGTCCGCCCCGTGGAAGTGGGCTGGACGCTGCTCGGAGGTGGCTGGTGAACCCCGAGATCGTGGCGGTGTTGGTGGTCCCGGCCGAGGGGGATCCGGGCGGGTTGCTGGCGGCCGGCGTGTGCGACTTCGGGGCCCCGACGGCGTCGCTGATCCATACGACGCCCGAGCCAGACCAGCCGGGCGAGTGGTACTCCAAGCGGTTCGTAGGTGCGTTTACGTACGCCCTCCCCCTCTGGTGGGACGGCGCCCTCTGCCCCGAGGGGTGGGATCGGGCGCGACGGGTCTACAGCGTCGGCCGTCGTGAGATCGACGACCACTACGGGACGGCCGAGATCATGAACCCGGACTGGTTCGTGGTGTCGTCGTTCGCTGAGCAACTCGTTCGCGTTGGCCTCGCCTCCCGCGTCGTCCGCCTCGCCCGGGTCGACGGCCGGCTCGTCGAGGTGACGCCATGAAAGACCTCCTCGACGACATCGCAGCCGAGACTCGCGCGCGCGTGCTCGAGTCCGCCCGCCGGGCCGCCCACCGCCTCGTGGCCCACGCCCCGTCGTGCGCCTCGATCACCGAGGACGGCGTCCGCGTCGTATTCGCCGCCCCGTTCTGGACGGTCACGGATCGAGCCGGGAAGGCGCACCGCGCGGTGACCGCGGACGCGGCGGAGACGTTGGCCGAGCGGGCGCTGCTCGCGGGGAGGGCGTTGTGAACGTCGTCGACCTGTTCGCGGGCGGAGGCGGGGCCAGCCTCGGGATCGAGTGGGCCCTCGGCGTGGCTCCCGCGGTCGCGATCAATCACGACCAGCCGGCGATCACGATGCATGCGGCGAACCACCGCGGAACGTTGCACCTCTGCGAAGACCTGCTCCGGGTCCGTCCGTTCCGCCCGCGGGGACGCCCGATCGATCTGCTCTGGGGATCGCCCGACTGCGCCGACCACTCGAACGCGAAGGGGGGCAAGCCCCGAGAGACCGGCCGACGACTCCTGGCCTGGGTGATGGTCGAGTGGGCCCGCGAGGTCCACCCGCGCGTGATCTGCCTCGAGAACGTGCCCGAGTTCGTCCAGTGGGGTCCGCTGGATGCCGATGGCAAGCGAATCATGAGCCGTCGCGGCGAGACCTTCCGGGAGTTCGTCGCCGCGCTCCGACTCGCTGGGTACCGCGTCGAGTGGCGAGTCCTCAACGCCGCCGACTACGGCGCGCCGACCTCGCGCCGCCGCCTGTTCCTCGTCGCCCGCTGCGACGGCGAACCGATCGTGTGGCCCGAGCCCACCCATGGAGTGGACCGCCTCCCCTGGCGCCCCGCGTCCGGGTGCATCGACTGGTGGATCCCGATGCTGTCGATCTTCGCGACACGGGCCGAGGCGAAGGCGTGGGCTCGGCTCGTCGACGCGCCCGGGATCCCGAACCGTCCGCTCGCCGAGGCGACGCAGCGCCGGATCGCGGCCGGCATGCGTCGATTCGTGATCGAGGCCGCGCGTCCTTTCCTAGTCCGCTACCAGGGCGAGCGTCGACCCGGAGAGGGTGGGCTCGTCCACGACCTCGACGACCCGTTGCCGGTCCAGACCACCGAGAACCGATTCGGCCTCGTCGTGCCCTACCTCGCCACGACCAGCAACGGAGAGCGGAAGGGACAGACGCCGCGGATCCGCGACATCCAGCGCCCCCTTGGCACGGTCTGCGCGTCAGGGTCGCAGGGCGCCCTCGTCGCGGCCTGGCTCGCGAAGCACAACGGGTCGGGGGATCGCTGGGACCGAGCGATCGGTTCGTCGCTGACCGAGCCCGTCCACACGGTCACCGTCACCGACACCAAGGCGCTCGGCACCGCGGACCTCGCCACCGAGCCGGCCGAGAACGCGCACAGGGTCGCCGCGTTCATGACGAAGTACTACGGCGCCGGGATCGGGCAGCGTGTCGACGAGCCGCTGCCCACGATCACCACGCTCGACCGGTTCGGCCTGGTCACGGTGACGCTGGAGGGGACTCCGTACGTCGTCACCAACATCGGCATGCGGATGTTGCAGCCCCGGGAACTGGCCCGCGCGCAGGGCTTCCCGGACAACTACGTCCTCACGGGGTCCAAGAGAGACCAGGTCGGCCGGATCGGGAACAGCGCACCTCCCCACGTCGTCGCCGCGGTCGTCGCCGCGCAGTTCGGGCGCGAGCCCGCCGAGGTGGCCGCATGACCGCCCACCCGCTCATCGCCGTCCGCCTCTCCCCACCGCAGGGCGAGGTGTGGCCTCGCAGGCGCATTGGCCGCACCGAGCTCGACCTCCTGCGGAGCCAGGGCGTCCCCGTCCTGCCCTGCCTGGACGCGGTCCGGGCGTCCGACCCTACCCATCGTCTATACGGCGTCGTCGTGCTCGACGCCCCGGAGGAGAAGTCTTGAAGTTCTACATCGCCACGAAGCTCGAACGGCACGCGGACCACAACGCGGTCCGGGACCTGATGGCCGCCGAGGGGCACGAGATCACGTACGACTGGACCTCGCATGGGCCGGTCTGGACGGCGGGGGCGGCCCGGATCCGCGAGGTCTCCCTCCTCGAGACGAACGGCGTGCTCGAGGCCGATCTCGTGATCGTGCTCCTGCCCGGCGGGCGCGGCACCCACGCTGAACTGGGGATGGCCATTGCGGCCGGCAAGCGGGTGCTGATGCACTGCGCCGACCCGGATCTGTTCGGTGCGACGCCGGAGACCTGCGCGTTCTACCACCACCCCCAGTGCTTCGCGACGGTGGGCGCGATCGGCCAGATCCCCACGCTGGCCGAGTCGCTCCTGCGGGGTGCCCGATGAGCCCCTGCCAGGCGTGCCGCTGGTGCTTCCTGGAGCCCGACGACGACTTCTGCTGCGGCCACCCCGACGCCGGCGAGGCGGGAACGTACATCAAGCATGCCGCGCGCGAGGGCGGCCACTGCGGTCCCGAGCGCCCCAAGTTCGAGCAGCACCCGCACCGGACGCCCGAGGGCGCTCTCAAGTTGTCGTGGACGCCTGGAGGCACGCCGTGACCGAGAAGACCGAGCCCGACGTCGCGAGCACCGTGGCGTGGCTCCTGATCCTGTTCCTGACGATCAGCCACGAGCTGCTCGTCGCTGTCGTCGCCGAGCACGCGTGGGAGCGGTGGGCCGTGGCCGCCGGAGCGCCACCGATCCCGTTCGTCGCCGTCGTGGTCGCGTTGATGCTGCGCGTCGCCCTGCGCTGGCGGGGCGGCAAGCGCACCGATCTGTCCGACGCCGACCTGTCCTGGTCCCTCTCCTCGGCGGTCGCCCAGTACCTCTGGCTCGCTGCAACGGCCGCAGTCGTGTGGGGGGCTCCGTGACGAACCCCTACACCTTCATGCGCTTCGAACTCGGCCCCAACGCGATCGCCGAGATCACGATCAGCCACAAGCTGGATCGGGCCCAGCTTCGGCAGCTTCGGGCCTTCCTCGACGTGTGGTGGCGCGATCGTCTCGGCGCCGAGGAGTTGCCCGAGTCCGAAGTTCCCTCCGAGGAAGAGGTCATGCGCGTGTTGCGGGGTGCTCCGTGACGTTGACGTCGGAGGAGTTGGCCCGCTTGCGGGTGTCGCTGGCGAAGTTGCCGGGCCTGAACGCTGCGGGGTTGTTCTGCTGGGACAGGGGGGAGTCGGGCTGTTGCGTCCTGGAGGTGGACAACCACTGGGTTCGGTTCGCTGGTGACGATCTGCCAAACGTGTCCACTGGTTCGGTCGATCTCGACCTCTCGGACAGCGCCACGGCGGACCGGGTCGCGCGGTGGTGCGCGGGCCGGGTGGGGCTGGAGGTGGGGTGTACGGCGCCGGGGTGGCGAAGCTACTCGGCCCGCGCCGATCCTCCGTTGGCCATCTGGTTGCTTGGCGAGCCCGGCGATGCCCGGGTCTTCGCGAACCAACCGAGGCGCGACCCGCCGCTCACCGGCTGGGCCTACTCCCGGGCTGTGGAGAACGTCGTCCCCACCCTCGCCGACCTCGATCCCACGGACGCCCGCCTCCTCCCAGACGGCGCGCGCTGGATCGACCGGCTCGCTCTGGCGCTGGTCGCCACCCATCTCGGAGGTTTGCCGTGACCACCTTGCTCGCGTTCCTCTCGCCCGCCCTCGCCGGGTCGGGCGCGGTCCTGCTCGTCGTGGGGCTCGGGCCCCTGGTGCCGTCCTGGTGGCGGGCGCGGCGTGCCGCGGCGCAGTGGGTGGGCCGGTGACGGGGCCGCGCGACTGGTGCGGACTCGTGTCCCTGGCTGGCTTCGCCCTCGTCGGCCTGCGCGCGCTGCGTCGGGCGCTGCCGCCGGCCGCGTGGGACGCGCTCCTGTTCGGGGCGGTGCTGATCGGGCTCGTCGTGTCCGCGGCGTTCGCGGACCAGATCGACCACGCCGTGCGGGCGCCGTTCGCCGTCGCGGGTGGCCCGTGACCGAGCGCGAGGCCCTGGCGCAGATCGAGATCCGGGACCTGCGGATCCGCATGCTGGAGCGCGAGCGGGAGCTGATCCGGCTCGCGCTCGGGCTGTCCGCAGACCTGGTCGATCCGGACCTCGCCTCCGAGGTGGAGGCCGAGCTCCGGCGACTGGAGGAGTCGGCCAACGCGGGTTGGCGCGCCGCCCGTTGTGGCGCCGAGGAGGTTGCGCGGGCCGTCGCGCTCCTCCGCGTGGCCGCAGCGACCGCGACGAGCACCATCGGGCCCACGTTCGCGCTGGGGACCCGGCAAGCCTACGGGGCGGCGGCCGATCTCCTCCAGCGTGGGTCGTGCGACCGAGCCCCGCAGGGGTGGGTCTGCTCGCGCGAGCCTGACCACGACGGACCGTGCGCGGCACACGAGATCCCGCCCGGCTCGCTCGTCGACGGAGGGACCGAGTGACCCGCCGCCTCGTCGCCCTCGAAGACGTTCCGTCCGGCGGGCACTACGCCTCCCACCGAGAGCGCGATCCGTCCGCCCCCGAGATCGCGTCCTGGCTCGACGCCCACCCGGCCCAACTCCCGGCAGTCGCTGCCGCGATGCGCAAGGTCCACGTCTGGCACGCGGCGAGCGGGGTGATCGGCCTGCACCACCCGTTGACGAGCCGCGCCCTCGGCTCGGCCTGCCACGGCCTCGACGGCGACGCCCGGTGGTCGTGGTGGGCGGGGACCGGGACGAGTCGGGGCGAGGGCTCGTGCGCGACCAAGGGGCAGGCGCAGGACGAGATCCGCCGGGTGCTCCGAGAGCTCGGGTGGGAGGTGCCGTGAGCCGGAGGACGCTGAGCCAGTGGTGTGAGTTGTTGAACCTGCAACCGGAGGAGTGAGCGATGGGCGTTGTGAGCGAGATCTACGACGGGTCGGGTGCCAAGCCCGTCAGCTGGGGAGAAGTGGGCGAGACCATCGAGGGCGAGATCCTCGCGATCCGCACCAAGCAGCTCCCCAAGTTCGGGACCGAGATCCCGGAGACCTGGGATGACGGTTCGGCGAAGTTCACGCCGATCGTCACGGTCCAGACCGCGGACGGTGACGAGGACAGCGAGGACGACGGCAAGCGGGACGTCTACCTCCGCTCGAACGCCTACACCGCGTTCGGGAAGGCCCTGCGCGAGGCGTTCAAGTCCAAGCCCGAGGACGGCGATCTCGTCGGGTGCCACCTGAAGATCCAGTTCTTCAAGACCGAGAAGTCCGGCAAGGGCCAGCCGCGGAAGCTGTTCCGGGCCCGGATCACCCGGAAGTCGGCGACCGCCGACGCGTGGGACGACGCCGACAAGCCGCAGGGCGACCGGACCCCGGCGGGAGCGCCGGCTCGGACGGCGAAGCCCGCGCCCTCGGGACGCCCGGCAGCGATGCCGCCCGGCCACCCGGCCGGTGAGGACCCGGACGGGATCCCGTTCTAGCCGATCCCGCAACGTTCCCCGGCCCGTACTCCGCGAGGAGACGGGCCTTCGGTGTCAGGAGCCCCGATGTCCCTCGCCGATGCCGACCACTACGCCGAATCCCGCGAGTCGGGGCCCGCTCCGGGCCCCGAAGCGTGGAAGGCCCGCCGGACCCGTCTCCGCGCCGAGCGGGAGGCCGAGCGAGAGCGACAGCGACAGCTCGTGCTGCTCTGCCTGCCGCACGGCCGCCACGGGCTCTCACTCGCCGATCTGACCGAGGCGTGCGTGCGCGAGGACGGGATTGGGTGGCGAGCTGCGACGCCGACCGTGGTCCGCGAGCTCGTGGATCTCGGCCTCGTGACGGTGCACGAGGGGGTCGTGTACCGGCGCGCGGCCACGTCGGCGGACGTCCTGCCGTCGGGCCACCACGAGAACGATCCGACCGCCCCGATGCCGCCTTCGGGGCCGGAGTGGGGCGCGTGGGCCCGTGCGCGCCGAGGCACCCTCGGTCTCTCCCAGGGCGCGCTCGCGAAGCAGATCGGGCGGGCCGCGTCCTCGGTGTCGAACGCCGAGCGCGGAGAGACGAAGGGCTACGACGTGGCCCGGCTCCGGTCCGAGGTCGAAGCCGTCCTCGGACCCTTCCAGGCCCAGGGGGAGCCGGCCCTCGCGGGCCCGGTGGCGAACGAGCAGGCCCACGACCCCGAGCGGTCCGGAGTTACGACCCGGCACGGTGACCCGCTCCTGGTCGGGGATCCGCCCGGCGAGCACGCGGCCGAGCCTGCACAACCGAGCCCGAGCCCGGAGGGGTGTTCTCCCTCCGGCGCTCCGGCGGTCCGCCCGGGTGTTCCGGGCGAGCCCTCCGGCGGCGATCCTGCGTCGTCGCCGGAGCCCGTCTCGGGCGGCGAGGAGGCGGACGTGACTCCCCCGTCCTCCGCGCTGGGCGAATTCGCCGAGCTGCGCCGGGTCGTGGCCGCCGTCGATCGGCTGCTCGACCGGGCCGAGCCGCTGCACGTCCGCCGGGACGACGACCGGTGGCAGCGACTGGGGGCGTTGGGGAGCGTGATCGACCGGATCGTCCAGCGATCCACGAAGGAGGCGAAGTGAACGACGACACGGGCTTCGACGCGGCCCCGAGCCGGTACACGGCGACGGGGCGCGAGGCGATCGACATCATCCGCGAGGAGCTGGGCGACGCGGGTTGCCTCGCGTTCTGCATCGGGAACGCCCGGAAGTACGAACTCCGGGCCGGGCACAAGGGGCCGGCGGAGAACGACCGCGAGAAGGCGCGCTGGTATCGGGCGTTCGCGGCGTTCCTGCGCGGTGAGGGCCCCGATCCGCGGTCGTACCGGGGTGCGCGGTGAGCCCCGGCTACGAGGCTCGCATCCTCGCCGACTCGGTCAGCCCGCTCGGCGTGCGGCTCGTGACGGGAGGCCGTTGATGCCCGCGAGCATCGTCGACCTGACCGGCCAGAGGTTCGGAGACCTGACCGTCTCTGCGCTCTCTCCCGATCGCGCCTCCAATGGAGGGGCCAGATGGGAGTGCCGGTGCGCCTGCGGCCACGTCTGTGTCGTGGCCGCCAGCGACCTGCGCAAATGGAGGCCGGGTCAACTCATGAGCTGTGGATGTCGCAGGACGTCGGGTGACGCCAAGGGCAAGACTCACGGGTGTACCGGCTCGTCCGAGCATCATGCATGGATGTCCATGAAGGCGCGGTGTCTCAACCCCGTCCGCGAGAGCTACGCCAACTATGGCGCGCGCGGGATCACGGTGTGCGAGGCATGGGCGACCTCGTTCGAAGCGTTCTTGGCCGACATGGGACCTCGGCCGGGGCCCGGGATGTCGATCGACCGAATCGACAATGACCGCGGATACGAACCGGGCAACTGTCGGTGGGCGACCGCCACTGAGCAGGCTGAGAACCGTCGGTCGACGAAGTTCATCGAGTTCGATGGGCGAAGGCTGAGTCAGGCAGCGTGGGCTCGCGAACTCGGAATCACCAGCCAATCGCTGTCAGCCAGACTCAAGAAGTGGGGCGTTGTTCGGGCGCTCACGGAGGGCCGTCATGGCGTATGAATGCAGGATCTTGGCGGACTCCATCTCTCCTCTTGGAGTTCGACTCGTAACTTACCTCGTCAGCTTCCCGCGGTTCATCCTCGCGGAGATCAACACGCACCGGATGCTCTCGCGCAACTTCGAGTCCTCCCGCGCGGTCCCAGTGGCGAAGCGGATCGAGGCGGTGCGCGAGCACCCGTTCATCCCGGAGGCGTTCGGCTCGGCCCGGAAGGGCATGCAGGCGGGCGCGGACCTGGACGGCCTGCGCGACGAGCAGGCGCGGGATGCGTGGATGGACGCCTGCCGGGACGCCTGCCGGTCTGCCGAGACCCTGGCGCTGCTCGGCGTTCACAAGCAACTCGCCAACCGCGTCCTCGAGCCGTTCTCGTTCGTCTCGGGCGTCATCACCGCGACGGAGTGGGACAACTTCTTCGCGCTCCGCTGCCACCCCGACGCGCAGCCGGAGTTCCAGCGGCTCGCCCGGATGATGCGGAGCGCGCGGGACGCATCGACGCCCCGAGAGATCGACTTCGCCGAGTGGCATCTGCCGTTCGGAGATCCGGGCGACGACTGGATGGTCTCGGCGGGCCGGTGTGCGCGGGTGTCGTACAACACCCACGGGGGCGTGCGGGACCCCGCCGCGGATCGGGCGCTGGCTACCCGGCTGCAGGCGTCCGGGCACATGTCGCCGTTCGAGCATGCCGCCATAGCGACCGGGGACAGCGGCTTCACCGGCAACTTCCGCGGCTGGGTGCAGGCGCGGAAGCTCCTCCCGAACGAGGCCGTCTTCCGGGGAGGCACGCCATGAGCGGCCCCATCCGCGAAGCGTCCTGGCAGGAGTTCCGCGACGCCGGACTCCTCTGGTGGGTCAACCGAACGCTGCACCTGTTCGGCTGGTGCCTCGTGTTCGAGGGGCTGGCCGGCGAGCCACCCTCGCGCGTCTACCCGGCGCGCACGAGCTACCGCGGGTTCTCGGGCGAGACCGAGAAGCGGGGCTTCGCGCGGCTGACCGCCCACCTGGCGACGGAGGCCCCGGGCCTGCTCGCGGATGTGGCCGGGACGTCGCCCGAGCAGATCCGGAAGGAGACGCCATGACCCCGCCGAGCGGCCCCCACCCGATGGACCTCGCGTCCGCCGTGTTCCGCACGGACGCGTGGGCGGCCTCCCAGGTTCACGCCGTGGCTGCCGATCTGATTCCCTGGGGCCGCGAGCAGTGGCTGGCGGCCCGTCACCTGCCGATCGAGCAGCAGGGGCCGGAGTCGCTCCGCGTGCTCCGCGACTACCTCGTCGAGCGTGGAGCGGAGATCCGCCCGCGTGGGCTGGCCTACCTGGTTCGGACGCTCGACGAACTCCAGCCCGTGCCCGATTCGTGGGAGCCGCTCACGGGCGCCACCCTCTCCCCCTGCGGCACCTACCGCTACACGCTCACCCGCACGCTGCCCCAGCACTACGCCGGCCCCGAGGCGCTCTGGATCATGCTCAACCCCAGCACCGCGGACGCCACGGTCGACGACCCCACGATCCGACGTGTGCTCAGCTTCTCGGATCGCGAGGGCTGCGGGACCGTCACGGTCTGCAACCTGTTCGCGTTCCGGGCGACGGATCCCGCGGCGCTGACCCAGACGTTCGTCGACGTCGTCGGGCCCAACAACGATGACCACCTGCGCGCCGAGATCGCGAAGGCCGAACTGATCGTGGTCGGCTGGGGCAGCCACGGAGACCGGGTGCTCCCGCGCGTCCGCCGGGTGGCCGGGCTCCTGCGCGAGCGTCGCCCGGTCTGCCTCGGGGTCACGAAGAGCGGGCAGCCGCGCCACCCCCTGTACGTCCGAGCCGACCAGCCGCTGGTCGCGTGGAGGTTGCCATGACCCTCCGCATCGGCGACACCGTCCGCCACGGTCCCACCGGCGAGACCTGGATCGTCGCGGCGATCGAGCAAGACGACTTGTACCCCGCCGGCTGGCCGGAGACGCGGGCCCGGACGGCGGACTGCACGCTCGTCGCGGCGTGTGACGACGCGGGGCACGCCCGGATGGTGCGGGAGGTGCGCGCGTCGTCGGGGTGCCGGGCGTCGCTCGCGCAGGCGCATGGGTGCTCGGTCTGCGAGGTGACGCCATGAGTCGCCCAATCCTCTTCCAGCCCGCCATGGTCGCGGCCATCCTCGACGGGTCCAAGACCGTCACGCGCCGCACGGGGGCAACCTGGGCGAAGACCGAGCCCGGTGACCACCTCTGGGTGCGCGAGCGCTGGCGGGCCCCCAAGCACGTCGGCTCCCTCAGCCCGACCGAGATCGCCTTCCGCGCGCGAGACGCCGGCTACAGCCACCCGTGGGCGCCGATCTGGTTCTCCGACGGGACCTTCAACCGGAAGATCAGCGAGCACGACGCCGAGACGATCTGGGGCGGCCCCGGCCGGTGGCGCCCCTCGATCCACATGCCACGGTGGGCGAGTCGGCTGCGGCTCGAGGTCGTCTCGATCCGGCCGCTCTCGCCGCGCCCTATTCCCGAGCCGCTCGACGACGAGCAGCCCATGGGGCCGGCCGACGAGACCGCCTGGCGCCTCTCGGTCGATGACGCGGAGGCGCGCGCCGAAGGCTTCCCCGACGCCGTCGCATTCGGGGCCGCGTGGCTCGGGATGCACGGCGACGACCACCCGTGGCCCGTCTACCGGGTCGCGTTCCGGAGGATCGGATGACCCGTCTCGACGAGATCCGCGCCCGCCACGCCCGCCTGACCAGCCCCACCGGCCCCGTCGAGTTCAGCGACCTCGATGACGTGGTCGAGGACGTGGCGTGGTTGCTCGACCGGGTCAGGGCGCTGGAGGCCGAGCGGACCGGCGCCGTCGCCGCGGTCGAGATCCTGCGCGAAGAGGGCGCCGGATCCCGGGCCCTGGTCGAAGTACTCCGGAACGAGCGGTCGGACGCACTGCTCCAGATCCGCGAAGCCGCCGAACTGCGCCAGCGGGCCGGCGATCGGCGCGCACTGTTCGGGACCGACGACCACGCGGCGGCCGAGGCGCTGCGGTGGGCGGCGGGGCTGTTCGGAGGCACGCCATGAACCCCGGCCAGGGCCCCACCCAGCGCGCGGTCCTCGCGGTCCTCCAGCACGGCCCCGCGACCAGCACCGAGATCGCGGCGCGCGCCCGCCTCCCGCCGCGCGCTGTTCGCGGCACGCTCAAGGCGTTGCGGGCGCGCGGGCTCGCCACGGGCTCCGGCCCCTGCGGCCTCAGGCCCTCGACGTGGACGCTGCTCCCCGGCTGGGAGGCGCGGCTCGGGCAGCGGGCGCCCTACCGCCGCCAGGACGGGATCGTGCGCGACACCGATGTCCTCGACAGCCTGCGCGCCCTCGGTCCCACGAGCTGGGGGCAGCTCGCGCGCGACACCGGGCGCCCGCCGACGTCGGTCTGGCACGCGCTGCGCCGGCTGCTCGCGGCTGAGCTCGTCGAGCGCCTCGACCGCGCCACCTGGAGGGCACGATGAGCGCAGAACCCGACTACCTCGCCTCCTGCTCGGCCAGCGTCCAGGCCGCGAGCTACCGGCTCTACACCGCTCAGGTGGCGCTCGCCGAGGCGCGGCTCGAGCTCGATCGCGCCGAGGCCGAGCACGAGGAGTCGCTGGTCGCGTGGGGTCGGGCGCGGGATCGGCGGAAGCCCGCCGAGTCGCTGCGCCGCGGCCGGGTGATCTGCCAGGTCTGCGGCCGGGAGACGCTCGTCCGGGAGAAGGACGGCAAGCTGCGCACCCACGACGCGCGACCGGGTGGGTACTACTGCCCTGGCTCGGATCGGCCCCCCGGGTGGTCGCCATGACCCGCGAGGAAGCCCGGACCGCGATCCTCGCGCGCCTCCGCCTGCGCGGCTGGGTGCCGCTGTCGAAACTCTCCGCCTGGGCCCGTGAGGCGGGGCTGGGCGACGCCGCGCTCGGCGCCGCACTCGGCTCGGCGCTCGCCTTGGGCGCTGTCGAGCGGCGCTGGCGGTACCCGGAGGGCGGGCGCACCCGGGAGGCGCAGTACCGGGTGACGCCGCGGCGAGGTGGGCGGTGAGGCGCCGCTACTCCGACGTCGTCCCGCCGACCCGGACCGACCGTCGGCCGCCCTGGCGCGCGTCCCGCGGCGACCTCGTCGCGGGCGAGGTCTCGGCCCGCGCCGTCTACCGGTGGCTCCGTCGGCAGCGTCGGGACTGCGGCGACGTCTACCTCACCGTCCGGTGGGACCCCGAGGACGGCGAACTCCCCGATCCCGCGTGGCATGTCGCGCGCGAGCTTCCCGACCCCGTCTGGGCGGCGCTCTGGGCCTTCGAGCTGCCCTGCAAGCTGCTCGACGCGCGACGGTCCTCGCTCGAGGTCCGGACGCGGGCGTGGCGCGGGTCCGAGGATCGGGTCTCCCCGCGTCGTCACGCCGCGTGCGGGTGGGGGCGCGGGGCCCGCGGCTACGGCTGGCCGACGGACCGGTCTGCGGGGCTGCGGTATGCGCGGCTGCTCGCGCGACTCCTGAGGGCCGCGCACCGGGCTCGGGTCCGGCTCAGCGTGGAGGCCGCATGAGCCCCCGTGCGGCCAGGAGGACGCCGTGAGAGAACTCTACGCCATGCTCCGCGGCGGCTTCGCCTCCTGGTTCACGCCGCACCGGGTCGACGATCTGCTGCTGCACGAGCTGGCCGACGCCACCCTCTACGGCCTGCAGTTGCGGGACCGGCTGGAGGCCCGCGCGGGCCTCGATCTGACCGGCCTGATCTACGTCCACCTGCACCGGCTGGAGCGGAGCGGGCTCGTCACGAGCTGGGAGGAGCCCGGCGGTCCCGAGCGGGGCGGCCTGCCTCGCCGGGTCTACCGGATCACAGCGGCCGGACGGGATCGGGTCGGGAGTGGGCCATGATCCGCCAGGACGTGCCGTGCGGCCTCACGGTGCTGATCGTCGTGGTCGGGATCGCACTCCTCGGCTGGTTCTCGACATGACCCCCTGGCTCGACACCGACGTCGTCGCCGAGCACCTGGGGATCCCCCGTACGGTCCTCGTGGAACTACTACGCGCCCCCTGCGAGCGCCCGGCCTGGGTGCTCTACGCGGGGGTACACGCGACCCGGAGCGCGAGGTATCGGTGGCGAGCCGATCGGATCGACGATTGGTTCGAGGAGGCATGCCGGTGGCGAGCGTCAAGCAACGGGGGGACGCCTGGGTCGTCCGATGGCGCGACGGTGGACGCGGCTCCCGAGCCCACCAGACCAGCGTCAGCACCGAGCGGGCCGCGCACGCGCTCGCCGAAGAGATCGACCGGGCGATCGAGCGGTACGGCCGCTACGAGCCTGCTCGACGAACTGGCCCGACGTCGTTGAGGACGGTCCTCGAAGGCTTCATCGCGGACAGCGCGCGCCGCAACGCGACCGGGACGACGCGGAACTACGCCCAGCACCTGCGCCTCTTCCGCGACTGGGTCGGGGATCGGGACGTTGACGCGCTCTCGTTCGCGCTACTCTCGGACTACCAGCGCCACCTCGCCGCCACGGAGACCGGGCGCCACCTGCACGGCCGCGGGCCCAACACGATCCAGAAGCACTTCGCGGCGATCGAGCTCTGCTGGTCCTGGGCCTGGCAGCGGCAGGCCCGCGGCGACTACCACGGGGTACCGCAGCCCGACTCGTTGGGACTGAAGCGGGCCCCGTCGCCGGAGAAGCGGGCCCCCACCTGGACGCAGATGGACGACGCGATCGAGGCTGCCGACGGGTGGCAGCAGGACCTCTACGTCGTGATGCGCTGCACGGGGCTCCGCGTCTCGCAGGCGCTCGGGATCCGGTGGGACGATCTGCGGCTCGACCTCGAGGTCCCCCTGTTGCACGTTCGGCCCGAGCTCGGGAAGTCGCGGCAGGAGAAGCGCGGGCGGTGGGTGCCAGTGGCTCCGGTGCTGATGGCGATCCTCGCGGGCTGGGGACGTCGGGAGGGGTTCGTGGTGCCCTGCGAGCGCGAGCGTCGCGAGGCTCGCGCTCGAGACGCCCAACGCGCCTGGGCTCGAGCCGGTGTCGACCCAGCGGTGTGGGATGGCTGCGCCCACCACGCGTTCCGGGCGGGCTTCCAGTCGGGGCTGAAACGGGCCGGCGCCGACGACGAAGCCGTGAAGTTCTTGGTGGGACATTCGACCGGCGTGCGGTCCCGCTACGTCGGTCCCGACGCGCTCCCATTGGTCGCCGCCGTGGCGTTGGTGCCGCGGATCGGAGAGGCCGAGGAGAACAACGTGCACGCCCTGGATGGGGCGAGGAGGGAAGCATGAACGCCGATTCTGATGCGTGTGCGGTAGGGGTGCGCAGCGGTGTGCGCACGACCCCAGGATCCGCACCAGAACAGTATGTGGCGGCAGGTCATGGGAATCGAACCCGGACCGGTCCGAACGCCGATCTCGTCGCGCCCGCGTGGCTCGCGTCCTCGGTCCTGGGGTCTCGTAACCGTTCCTGGGGTGCCCGTTTTCGTGGGTGGTGTGCGGCCGGTGTGCGCAGCCCGGAGCGGGCTCCCCCCTGGGTTCTCCTCCTCACCGCGGACCTCCTCGGCGCCGGCTGCAGCCCCGCGCAGGTGGCGCTCTCCTTCGGGTTCCGGCTCTGGGCCGCCGTCGCCGTCGTCGCCCTCTGCGGGCTGGCGCTCGAGCGTCTAAGCGCTCCGCGCCTCGCCCGGTTCGCCCTCGCCCTCTCGAGAACGTGGGCCGCGATGCTGCTCGTCCTCTTCGCGTCGGTCTACGCCACGCCCTACACCGGGCCGCTTGCCGACGCCCCGCTCGGCTGGCCGGACCCGACCGCGCCGGTCGAGGCCGCGGCCTGGCTGCAGACTCACCACCTCTGGAGCGTCGCCGTCGCAGGCTACAACTCCGGCCAGCTCGCGCTGATCGCCCTCCTCGCCTACCTCGCCTGGTCGCAGGCGCCGGGGATCCACCGGGTCGGCGACGCGTTCGTCGCAGCCGGCCTCGTTGGGATCGTGCTCTACGTACTCGCCCCGGCCGCCGGTCCCGCGGACAGCGTGGGCTGCGCGGCCGGGTCCGCGCCGGGGTGGGCGGAGCTCCGCGCCGGGGCGACGTGGACGTACTCGGAAGGGATCCCGGGGCTCGTGGCGGCCCCCAGTTTTCATGCCGTGTCCGGGGCGCTGCTCTGGCTCGCGAGCCCGCCCGGGTGGGTCCGCGTGGTCGCGGGTGCCTGGGCGATCGTGCTCGTCGGGACCGCGGTCCCGGTCGGGGCCCACTACGGCGCCGATGTGGGCCTCGGCCTCGTCCTCGCGGGCTGGGCGTGGCGGGTGAGCCGATGATCCTCCCGCTCCTCCTCCCAGACGTGAACGGCCGCTACGAGGTCCTCTTCGACTACCCGGAGCGCTGGGGGCAGAGCGTCGGCACCGTCGTCGAGGCGCCCGATCAGCGGGCTGCGGTGGCGCTCGCGTGCCGTCAGGGCGGCTGGGTCGGCTGCCCGCTCCGCGGCCTCGCGAACCGTCCCGAAGTGCTCCCGATCGGGGCCCGCGTCCGGTACGAGCCCGACAACCCGAACCGGCACCTGAAGGGGATCGCGCGCTGCCCGATGCGGACCGCTACGAGGTCCTCGGGTGGTGGGTACGGTCGGGAGTTCGAGCGGTTCGCGGCGTTCGCGCCGACTCGCGAGGGCTTGACCGCCGAGGAGCTGAACGACCCCGAGAACTGGGTGCAGGTGTGAGCCCCGGGGCCGCTTGCTCGGAGCAGCAACGAGAGAGGTTCCTCGCCGCCCTTTGGGCGCTCGGGCTGGACCGGCTCGCGATCCAGGCGCTCCTGGCCCAGCACCGGCCCGAGACGCTCACCGAGGAGGCCCGGACGGCGCTGGTGCGGCAGATCGGGCGGGCGCGGGGCTGACTGGACACCGAACCGGTTCCGTGTGACTCCTCTAGACGAGGAGGCCCCATGAAGCGTGACCAGCGGCTCCCCCCGATCCTGGTGACCGCCGAGCAGCGCGCCGAGGTGATCGCGCGTCAAGCGGCCTCGGGCCAGTCCTGGCAGGAGTGGGTCCGGGACCGGCTCGGGATCGCCGCCGCCCCCGCGAACCGCACCGGGCCCGCGCGGACCGTCGAGGCGGAGGCGAGGCGGGACCGGATCCGGGAGGCCGCCGCTCGCGATCCCCGGCCGACGATCCGCCAGATCGCGGCCGAGATCGGATGCTCCGAGCGGTACGTCCACCGGGTTCTCGCCGAGCAGTGATCTTCCTCTGCACTTTTCTGTGGACACTGAACCGGTTCCGTGTAACAGTAAGTGCATCGGAGGACGAGATGCTCACCGTGACCCGCACCCAGTACCGCCGCCTCGTGACCCTCGCGAACGCCGCGACCCTCGCCCGCCGCCAGAACGAGCCCCACATCTGGGCCCGCGCCCGGACCTGGAGCCCGCTCCCCCGCGCCTGGCGGACCGACCTCCGGGTGGTCGGCGCCTCGGACCTGGTCGGGGTGGTCCTGTTCTGACGAGAGGCCCCGAGAGGGGCAATTTACCCGGCAATCCCGCCGGCAACCGAGAGGACACCATGACCACGATCCAGATCACGGCCGACCCCCGCTTCCCGACCGACCGCAACGCGCTCGTGGCGCTCGTCGACGGGGAGACCGTCGCGAGCATCCGCGGCAACCCTGCTTCGTCGAGCCACCTGCTCGAGACCATCGAGCGCCGGATCGGCCGCTCGCTGACCGAGGCCGAGCTCTTCGCGCTGGCCGCGCGCGAGACGGTCCAGGCGTAGCGAGCGCCCCGAGAGGGGCAATTTACGCCGCACTTCCGCGGCACAGGAGGACGAGATGCCGCAGTGGAACGGGATGGAGTTCGTGGTCGAGCCGCTGGCCGAGATCACCGAGGGCGAGACCCGCTACAGCGTGTCGCTGACCGAGGCGTCGGAGGCCGAGCGGGTCGACGCGCGCGGCGACTACGTCGCGCCTGAGTGGCCCTCCGACGAGATCGTCAGCGCGTGGTGCGGCGAGCCCGTCCAGTTCATCGACGCGGGCGACGGTCGCGGGTTCGAGGCGATCTACCGCCGCAAGGGCTAGCGCCGCGCCGCGTCGAGGACCAGCCACGCGATCACGGTCACCTCGACGAGATGGAGCGCCAGCGCCGCGCCGACGATCCCGCCCTTGACCGCGTTCGACAGCCACGCCCACCGGTCCTCGGGCGTCGGCAGCGCAGGCACGAGGGTGTCGTCCGGGACCGCCTGCCGCTCGAACTCCTCGAGGATCCCGCGGACGACGTTGCGGGTCCTCTGGGTCTGGTCGCGGTACGCGCTGTCTCGGTCGAAGACGCCCTCGGCCTCGGAGTTGGCCGTGATCGACAGTGGGCGCGGGTCCAGGTGCTTCTTCAGGTAGGCGACGGTCCCGCTGGTCACAGCCCCCTCCACAGTACGACGAGCAGCACCGCCTCCGCGAGCGCCAGCCCCACGACCCCGAGCAGTACGCCGGCCACGACCCCGCCGGCGACCTCCAGCCGGTGGAGCCTCACCTCGGCCTTGCCCAGCCGCTCGACGAGCCGACCCACCGCCTCGGTCAGCGGCAGCCCGGCCCGGCTCGGGACGCGGCGGTGGAGCAGTACGCCCTCCGCCGCATCGTCGGGGGCCGGCCCCTCGTCCGAGAGCGTCACCTCCGAGGAGTAGGTGGGCCCCGGGTCGGGCTCGGTGCCTTCGATCATCGTCAGTGCCCCGTGGACGACCAGTGAACGGCGTCGCTGGTGCGCTGGTGGGTCGGATCGGTAATGAGCTTGAGGACGTCGAACGACGCCCCCAGCGCCCAGAGGTCGGCGTCGGAACCCATCCAGTCGTGGACGTGCATATCGAGCGCGAGCCCGCGGATGTGGAGCGAGTCGAGCGCGGGCTGGTAGACGAGCCCGTACTCGGCGCGCATGTCGAGCGCCCCCACGAGCGTCCAGGGCTGGACCGGGATGTCCGGCCGCACCGGGACCTCGTCGAGCCGCACGAGCCCGTGGACGATGTCCCAGCACTGGCGCATGAGCCAGGCGCGCTGCTCGGGGCGGCGCGTCGCGGTGATCTCGACCGTGCAGCCACGCGCCCGGAGGTCGGCCACGAACCGCTCAACGTCCTCGCGGAACGGCTCGGCGAGGTCCTCCAGCCGGTTGCTCCCCGGGAACTGCGCGCACCACCACACGCCGGCGGGCGTCGGGACCAACGCCGGTGCCGGCGCCACGGGGGGTGGGATCACCGGCACCGGCGCGGGTGTGGGGGTCGGGGTCTCCGACACGAGCACGGGCGCCCCGACCAGCGGATCGGCGGCTCCGACACGGCGTTGCCACCAGCGAGACATGCACATCCCTCAGGTCCTCGCCCAGATCAGCGCCAGGACCACCAGCAGCGAGAGCGACTCGAAGGCCAGTGAGACGACGTGGACGACCAACAGCCCGACGGCCAGCGACAACACCACGACGGGTGCCCAGGGCGAGATCGGCCGGTCCAGGTCCAACACGTTGTCGGGCCCCCGGCCGAGCTCGATCAGGATCTCGAGCTCGCAGTCGAGCCGGTAGGCCCGCAGCACCAGCGCCTCGGCCTCGCTGACCTGTCGGCCGTCCGGGGCGATCATCGGCCCGCGGTGGAGCGCGCCCCCGGCCGCCGGCAGCAGCCCGGCGTTGAGACGGTCCCGGAGTCGCTGCAGGACGTCCGGGCTCGGGCTCACAGCGGGACCACGTCGGGAGGGGTGAGCGTGTCCGGCGGCTTCGGCGGCCTCGGAGACGAGGCGGAAGGGCCGGGTGGGATCGAAGGAGCGGGTTGTATCGCCTCCAGAAGAGGCTGGACCTCGCGCAGCAGCGTCCGGGTCTCGTCGAGGTCGGACCGCAGGTTGGCCCAGTCCATCGGGCCCCGGGTCAGCGAGAGCTGATCCCGGCGACAGGTGAGGTGGTAGCCGAGCCCACCGGCCCCGGTCCCGGCGCCGAACGCCGTCGCGAGCTTGAGCAGCGCCGTGACCCACCCGAGGAAGTCGGTCCCGACGGTGTCCGCCCCCTCCGACGGAGCGTCGCTGGTCGCACGGGCAGGCGGCTCGGACGTCGGAGGGGGCGAAGAAGGGTCCACCGGCAGGGGTCCGTGGTCCGAGACCTCGGGCGGGGGCCACGTCGGCACCGGGGCCGGTGGCGCCGCGACCGACGGCACCGGAGCCGGCGGGGCCGCGAGCGCCGACATCGCGACGATCAGCGCGAGTCCGGCGAGCAGGATCCCCGCGATCGCGAGCCAGCGCTTCACGCGATCTCCCCGTCTCGGTAGAACCCGTGGAAGTCGCCCGACTGGATCGAGCCTGCGCCGGCGGCGCAGGTGTGCCCCGCCTTGTCGGCGGAGTGCGGCGGGTCGCCGTGGAGCACCCAACAGCGGTGCTGGCGGTCCTGCGGCATCGTGCAGTTGGAGGCGCGACTGGACATGTCCCAGGAGTGCCCGTTGGGCAGGATCAGCGTCCAGTGGGTGCCGTTGCAGTTGTCCCACTCGCAGGCGCCAACGGCCTGCGTACGCCAGCACGGGCTCGGGTACAGGTCGCCGCGCTGGAACGCGCGGCCGTAGATCGTCTCCCCATCGGGCGCGCGGTACACGAGCGACGGGAAGACCTGCCGATTCGCGGTCTCCGGCGCACGCTCGCCGCAGTAGGCGCAGTGGGTGGGCCAGTCGCCCGCCTGGATCTCCTGGCCGAACCACCGCCGACCGAGCGCGTCTCGCGTCTCCCGGTCAGTCTCCGGGATCTGCTCGAGTACGCGCCCCATCGCGTTGTGGTAGCCGCTCCCCGGACAGCCCTCGCCCCAGTAGGTGCGGAGCTGCACCGCACTCCCGATCAGCGCCAACGTGCGGACGCGCCTCACGTCAGCAGCCACACGACGCCGCAGGTGACGCCGACCCCGAGCGCCACGCCCAGACACAGCGCCACGATCGAGGCGACCCAGCGCTCCAGCGCAGGAGCGTCCATCAGAGCCCCCTCAGGTGGGCGTAGACGACCCCCGCGAAGGCGCCCACGACCCCCGCGACAACACCCCAGCCGAGGAGGGTGGCCAGCGCCACGTCAGGCCGCCAGCGCGGGGGCCGGGAGCACGCCCGCCTCGATCAGCTTGCCCTCGGCGACGGAGACGATGCCCCGGATCACGAAGGTCAGCGCGGGCTTCTCGGCCTTCTCGACGATGCTCCGCCACGGCTGCTTGATCCGGCTCGTCAGCTTGAGCGCCATCGCGATCTTCACGAGTTCGTCGACGACCTCGTCGACGGTGAGCTTGGACTGCAAGGCCTGCAGCGCGAGCTCCTCCAGGTCGCTGACCGGCAACACGGACAGAATGGCGCTCACGCTGACCTCCACGATTCGTGGATAGGATATCCGATCTATAGATTCGCCGCGACGGCGGATCGGGAGGTCCCATGCTCGCTCCGTTCCCCAGCCCCACCTTCATCCGCGTCCACGGCTTCGACGTGGACGACGCCGG